ATAATATTAAGTTATTATATGTAAAATCAACAACTCCTCCGTCGTTGCTTGGTGATATTGGCGGATCATTAACTAATATATATGTTCCATCTGGATGTGCTGCGGCATATCAAGCAGCTACTTACTGGTCTAATAAATCTAGTATTATTTCAGAATACACGTCAATACCATCAGAATATGATACGGTAAGTACATATTAATAAAATAAAAAAAAATAAAAAATGTTAACAATAGGAAAAAACGAAGCATCTTCGTATAAAAATAAAGGCTATGAGTATCTTGGTATTTGTAGTACTGATACACAACCAATAAACAAATACAATAAACGCGATAAAGTTTATTATTTATATAGTTCAACAATTGGTCAAAACACTTTTAAATACATCGGTATTGACTTTGTTGCCGATAGTTCATCTTTATATGCTATTGCTTGGAATGGTAACTCTTGGGAATATGAAAAATTGCCAGGTGTATCGTCTAATGGTAATAGTACTCAGCAATATGTAGATCCAACAAATTATTTATATGTTGCAAAAAATGGGTTGGATACAAACAATGGTGCAGCAGAAACTCCGTTTCTAACAATATCAGCAGCAATGAGTGCTGCTAGTTCTGGTACTACTATTTGTGTGTTCCCCGGTACATATACCGAAAATCTTACTTTTAAAGCAGGTGTAAACATAGACTGCCAAATTAAATTTGGAGTTACTATAATAGGTAATCATATAGCAAATTTTAGTGGTACTGTTATACTTGACAATATATTACTTAATAGTACCAGTGGTAACACCTTGTCTATATCAGGTAGTAGTGCATCTAATCTACAATTAATAGGATCTTCGGTTTATTCTGCAACAGGTGATGCCATTAACTGGTCTAATACAAACAGTTCAAGTAAGTTATATATAGAAGATTCCACCATAGTAGTGGCAACATCAGGTAGTTCAGCTAGAGCATTCTATTCCGCTTCAACAGCTGCAGGTTCTGTAATATTAAACAGAACTACGTTAAAATTAAATAGTGCAGCAAACGTATGTGTTGCTTTAAATGGTAGTATAAGTTTTATTCATACCTCTGATGTAGTTTATGGCGGTATTACTGTTGCAAATTCAGCTAGTTATGTGGGATAGTTAGTAGCTTTAACTGCTACTGGTATACCATGTATAACTACAAGTTCAACTGGTACTTCGATGCTATTTGCTTGCACTTTAACTTCAAACGTTACGCCTATTCAAGGTTCCGGAGCATTTGTTTATTCTGCACTAACTTATGGAAGTACAGGAGTAGGTGCGGCAAGTACTTTAAATGGTGGTATTGGAGCTGTAGCATTACCAATGTCTCCAATGGCTTTAAGAGCAGCTACTTTAAAACCTACAGTTCAAGATGGATTACTAGAATATGATGGGACAAATCCTTATTTTACAATAGGTACATCCAGAGCAACTATTAAAGAATTATTATTTAGGGACTTGTGGAATGATGTTTGCGGAACTTATGGTAAATACAATAATGTATCTGGTTATTATGAATTTAATGGAGTAACTAATCTTACTTATGCGCAAGCTGTTACTATTTATAATAATAGGATACAACCAGAGAATGTGTTATCTTGTGGAGTACAATTTAATTTTGATTCTCCTGCAACAGCATTGACAAGGATAGGTAATGCTGATATTAAAGATGAAATATTTTCAACTTGTATTAGACCTGTTACTTTAAATGATTCGGGTGTTGTAACTCAAGAATTGGCTACTAATATCAATTATAAGACTAATGGTCAAGCATCTGATCTAACAGGAGCAAGTGGGCAATGTATGGTTGGTATTAAGAAATTCTATATCAAAAGAACAACTGATACTCAAAATAGACTAACTAAACTTCAATTTTCTTTAGTTCCACTCCCTGGATTTACCTTACATGAAAAATTTACTTGGGGTAATGGTAGAGATGAGATTTTTGTCGGAATGTTCGAGGCGTCAATTTCGGGAACATTAATACAAAGTATCGTTGGAGGTTCTATTTATAATAATGTAACTTTAGCAACGGCTAGAACTAAAGCAGTAGCTAGAGGGACAGGATGGCACACGTATGATTTTTATACACAAGATGTAATTCAGTCACTTTGGTATTTATATTTCGCTGAATTGAATTCACAAGTAAGTTTGCCGGGATATACAGAATTATCAACAGCTTATCCGAATGCTTACTATAGAACTACAGGAAGAACAAAAGTACTTACAGGAATAAACGGTAGCGTAGCGGCTGATGCAACAAATGATTCTGATATTTATTCAGGAATTGCGGAACATGTAAGATTACCTTTTATAGCTGGAGTTTCTGTTAGTGGTAATATAGTAATCACATTAGGTACTTATGTAAATACTATTCCAGTAACCACATCATATTCAACAGCGGCGTTGTTGGCAGCTTATATAGCCACTTTAACTTTTACAGGATATACGGTATCTTATACAGCAGGTAATACTTATGTAGATTTTATAGCAACTACTATCGGAACAGTTAATACGCATACTTATGATGCAGGTACTACTGGAGCTACATCAGCTGGTTTTAGTTTTATCCAACCTGGACTTTCTTGGAACGATACAAATAAATATATAGCAAATAGATTTTTTTGGATAGAAAATGTGTTTGGTCATGTATGGACAATGATAGACGGTTGCTCTCCTGATGGAAGAGTAGCAGGATCAAAGCATATGTTCGCTACGCCGAATCCTAACTTATTCAGTTCAGATCAAGCAACAATATTATCTACTTATACTGACTTGGGAATTCCGATGGCATCTTCTTCCAATGAATCCTATATGAGTTCTATTGGGGCATACGGTAATCCAATTACTTTAGAAGGAAGTTCATCTACTTATGTAACCGATTATGATTGGTCTTATTTGGCTGATACCACTAGAGATTATTGTCGCCTGTTGCGCGCTGGTGGCGCTTTGAATAATTCGGCGCAGGCGGGTGTCGCGGCTTGTTATTCGGCTTACGACTTGGCGCTTGCGAACTCGATTAGCGGGTTTCGGCTTTGCTTTGAAAAGAATTAAATAAAATAAAAAAATTATGATAGGAAATAGCATTGAAAAGCCATCTAAGTCTGAATTTTTAGATGGTAAGTTCCAAATAAGATGGAACATACAGGAAGTGACAAAAATATTGGATGATGGAAGTACACGTACAGAATATTCGTATGAATATAATACTCAATATATCATCACCGAGTTAACTAAAGATGAGATAATCAAAGCGATTATTGCTGAAAGATATTCTTATGCTGATGAAATTAAATTAGCTTTTAATAGAGAAACTGATTCAGCTGAGAGATTAGTTCATGAAACTTTAGTAGCTAATTCTAAAGTATGGGCTGATGAAATATTAGCATAACAATATTTAATTTAAAAAATATAATGGAAATAAGTTATGATTGCTTGAAAGCAATAAAAAGGTTTGAAGGTTTCAAATCAAAAGCGTATAAATGTCCAGCTGGAGTTTGGACTATCGGCTATGGCCATACATCTGGTGTAAAAAAGGGTATGGTTGTATCTGATACAACAGCAACATTAACATTAAAACAAGATTTAGCTAAGCGTGAATCATTCTTAAACTAGTTAAATTTTAGATTAACTCAAGGACAATTTGATGCCTTAATAGACTTTATATTCAATATTGGTACAACTAATTTCTTAAATAGTTAGTTGTACCAACTATTAAAGTCTAAAGCTAAGTCAATAGACGTAGCTAAACAATTTAAACGTTGGGTTTATGCTGGTGATGAAGTATAGCCAGGATTAGTAGCTCGTCGTGATTGGGAATATAATAAATATATACAATAATGAAATTAATAAGTTCTATATCCAAATGTCTAAGTGCTATTACGCACAATGAATATTTGGGTAAATTCTGTATAGCAGCTTCTGCTTTTTTATCAAGTTTCTTTTTACCAGTATTACCTGTTATAATACTTTGTTTTGTTGCTATACTTATAGATTGCTATTACGGTATAAAAGTAGCATATAAGTAGAAAGCAAAGATAGAATCTAGGTTAAGTTGGCATGGGAGTATTTCAAAAATAAAAGAAACGTTTATTGTACTAGTATTAGCGCGTGCTATAGAATACTTCATATTTAAGCAAACCGGATTATACATACTAACTTGTGGTGCTGCTTTACTTATAACTTTAACTGAAGTATGGTCTATATTAGAAAACATGAATACAATCAATCCCTATGGTCCATGGAAAGCGATAAGTACATTCTTACGTAAAAAGGGTAATGACTTCTTAGGTTTGGATATACAAGCATTGCAAGAAGGACAAATTAAAACAACAGCATATGTGGGTCTTAACAATAATCAAGAAATTACTACCAAAAACACTGAAGTTTCTAAAGCATCACCTATTTCTGATGCTCTCAATGGTACTTCTTTGCTTAACGGTATATCTATACAAGCAAAATAATAAACTAGTTACACAAGTTAATAATGCGACTTCAAACGTTGTAGCATATTAGGGTATTATAAATCAGCGTACTGATTCAAACCGTGTATTAAAATTATCAATTTCTGATTTATCTGAACAAAACGATCTCCTGTTATAGAAATATGATAGCGTTCGTGCTGCACATAAAATAGACAGTGATGATATTACAACAGGTTCTATTTAGTCAACAAAGATAGATACTTTATTTATAACAAAAATAAAGTCTGATACTACTTATAACAAAGATAATAGATGTAACTTTAAACAAACAATAGCACCTAACAAGTTAACATCAATTACAGTAGAATTAATAAATGATTCATTAAACGTTAAACTAGATATACATAATAATCAATATTTGTTTATATACAACAAGCGACAATATAAGCATAAAAAGAACTTTATAAAACGTTTATTCACATTAGACTTTAAACGTATTACCATTACTTAGTATTAGATAGTCAATGATAATAAACTTATAAAAATAGATGATTCTAGAGTCTTTGAATCTACTAAAGAAAATTAACAATGGAAATATTTTCATTAAACGCACTTATAGATGATATATTATTGACAGCACGAAATAATGCTATTAGTCAATCTGAAGATCTATCGAGGGCACAAATAGAAAGCTGGATACATCAGTATCGTGCTTTACTGATTAAATAGCAAATAGATAAAGGTTATGATATTGACAATAGTTATTTATAGGAACTTGATAATGTTCAAATATCACAAATGCCTATAAATACTATTGATACTATATCTGATTCTAGTACTGATAGACCAGATTTCTATTTATATCGTAGTATAAATAAGATACCAAAACCTATAAACTTATAGGAACTTGGTAATGGTATAATCAGTGTACAAGATCTATATAACAATAACATATAGAAATTATCAGAACAACGTGTATCACTTTAGAAATATCGTAAATATACAAGTCAAGAATACACATTTCATTATTAGAAGCCATATATGTATATATATGGTCCAGATGCACTCAGGTATATACGTATTCGTGGTGTATTTGACAATCCTGTTGATGCTGGCTTAGATCCAGATGATGTATATCCAATACCAATAAACATGATACCTACATTAAAACAAATGATATTTACTAATGAACTAAAATTTATGTTTAGTTTACCATCAGATGATCGTAATGATGAAACGCTAGATACTATAAAAAATAATGGTGAAACCAAATAATAAGCAGTCTTATAGTTTACACGACTTTTACGATGTATACACAGTTGATTATACGCGATTTAAGGTACCATACAGGCTCTACAAGAGCGTTTTAGATCGTTTTAATACAATTATACTACAAAAACTTTTTAGTGGCTTAGAAGAGCTTAAAATGCCATTTGGACTAGGTTCTATTTGCATAATAAAGTATAAGCCACTATACTTTGACGGGCGATCGTTATCAATAGATTATAAGTTATGTAAACAATATAATAAACTTATTTATTTTTTAAACGAGCACTCTGATGGTTATAAGTATAGGTTATATTGGCAAAGAAAGTAGAAACCTACATACATAACGCAATATAGTCTGTCGCTTGTTAGGTAGAATAAACGCAAGTTAGCACAAATTATAAAAAATAAAGAACACGATTTTATAGAATTAATATGATATATAAATATACTACATGCGAACCGATTATTGCTAAAATATTGTCTGATCAGGACATATCGGATATTGGCTAGCGTACAACAGATATAAAAGAATGGATATTTGAAGCATTGGAAAAAATTGGTGCACCACAGCAATATGATCATAAAGAATCTAATACTGAAAGTACACCACTTCTTCATATCGTTAATTATTAGGCTCAACTTCCTTAGGATCTTGTTAGTCTAGAATAGGTAGCATGCTCACGTTCAAATAATGGGCCATGGCGATCAATGTGGTTGTCTACTGGCTCATTTAAATTAAAACCAGATGCTGGTGATGCTGGTATGAGCGACTTTACTACTGATGAATCTAAATAGGGTACTATGAACGATGATGACGAATACCCGATACTAGTAAAGTTTCCTACTAATAAAAATACAACAAATTTTGCTGTAGACCCTCAATACTTTTTAAAACCAGGTTATATAGTAACTAACATCAAAGAAGGGTACTTGAAATTAGCTTATAAGGCAATATCAACAGATGATCGCGGTTATCCACTGATACCAGATTTAACATCTTATCAAGAAGCAATATATTGGTATGTTGTAATGAAATTGAGTTGGCCTTTATATTATTCTGGTAAGTTACGTTCAGAAGTATACTATAGCATACAGTCGTCGTGGAACTTTTATCGTAAGCAAGCTTATGCTGAAGCGATGATGCCAAACGATGATCAAATGACTAGTATTAAGAACGAATGGCTTAAATTAGTACCAGAAATTGATGAAGAATTAACATTCAATTCAAACATAGGTAAACAACAAAAACTGTGGAATAACTATTATGGCAGAATCTACTAATCAACAACAATTACCATAGCAAACCAATCAGTTTACTGGTGGTATGAATACAGATATCTCTGATCCATTGTTAAAAGAAACAATGTACAGAGACGCTGTAAATTTACGTCTGTTAACCAATCAAGATAGTAACGGTTATTCACTGCATACCGTTGATGGTACATCGGATGCTATAACATTTGTTAGTCCAATTGATAATTCTACAGTAATTACAGTAAGTGGTAATATAATAGATCAAACAACAATACGTAAATATAATGTAGTTATATCAGTAGATACTAATAATAATTGGTTTGTATATAAATACGATACTACTAGTAATTTAGGCACTGATTTAAATCCAAAATATGTTTTAACTTAGGTATTTGCTTGTAGTACTGGTACAAATTTGTATAACGATACTACTGGGTATCACTTAAGTACTGTAACTAAATGGGAAGATGATGACAATATTAAGGTATATATTGCAGATGGTAATAATCCGATACGTATTATAAATATAGCAAAGACATATACTACCACTACTGATAATTCTTTGTTTATATATCCATCAACTACATTCAATCCATTACAATTATTTGCAATAACAAACGGTAATCTTAAAGCTGGCACAATTCAATACTGTTATCAATTGTATAGTAAAAATGGTAGTGAAACTGAAATATCACCTTTAACACAATTGTATCCAATTGCATTAGGTAATGCGTCTACTGATGCTAAATATATTACTGGACAATATTATGATTATTCAACTAGTATTGGTATGACTGTGTCGTTAGATATAACATAGGACTATGTTAATAATTTTGATCATATAAAGATAATATCTGTATTTTATACGTAGAATGGTCAATTACCTACTATATCGTTATTAACAGAGTAGTCTATATCTCTTGGTACTTTTTATTATACTAATTATGATAACACAGCAATTAATACTTATACTTTAGATGAATTTAATGCATTAACTGGTATTAAATTTGTGCCAAAGTTGATAGAAACTAAAAACAATTATCTTTTTGCCAGTAACATAAAGTATCGTGATAATCTATATGATGTTACTTATGATGCTAGAACATATCGCTTTATGTATCCTTGGTCTACTGAAGCACAATGCATTGGTGATGGAATTTATCCAACAACTACTGTGTGTGTTAGTGATATGATAACTGATGTTTATGATGCATCTACAAACATTTATACTACGTTTACACAAGATCAAATCGGTTCGATAAATATAAATTCTACAAATGATTGTATAAATAAATATAATGATCTTAATGTCAATTGTACTTCTTTTTATTATTATCGATTTGCTAATGATCATACTAAAACCAAGTATGCTTATTATTTAAGTCCATTTACATATACTACTGAAGGTCCTGCTCATTAGACTATAACTATTACAGAAAACAGAATTACTTATGGCGGAATAGGACCTAATATACAATGGCGATTTACGGTTGGTGAATTAGCTGAAGATACTACTCCATCTCCGAATAAATTTTTGTATGGTTCAACCAGTGGCAACCGATTATATGGTTCAAAAGGGTGTAGTGAGGGTTCTTCGTATTTATATGATAGCAAAGCAGGATCTTTTTAGGGGGTGTGGTTATGGAATGTACTATATGATGGCACATTAACAAACAGACACTTTTATAAACTTTAGGACTCTATTACGCAATCAACTAGGAATTATTCAAATCCGATTATAGCTTAGAAGTTAATGTCACTGCAAAGAGATGAAGTATATCGCTTTGGTATTGTGTTTTACAACAAATCTGGAATTAAATCTTAGGTTAATTGGATAGGCGATATACGTACTCCATCTGCTTCAGAACTTGGTTTTGAGACGTTTATAGCTAACAAGAAAGTATCGTTTTTGGCAGATGAAAGTGACACTTTTGAATGCGGTTTAGTTACTAGACCATTAGGTATAGAGTTTTTTGTTTCTAATTTACCAACTGATGCTGTTGGATATGAAATTGTAAGGTGCAAAAGAACTAATAATGATAGAGCTACATTAAGTCAAGGTATAATATCAACAATTGCATCTAGAACTACAACTGATACTACAGATAGTTCAAAAACAATAACTTAGTAGTTATCACCTTCTATATTTCCTATATCTAGTCATCTTTACGAATCGACAGTTGGCGGTTTAAATGGTACTGATAACTATGGTACTATGCATTATTACACTTATGGTAATATGAATTATTATAATTTTTATTCCCCAGAAATATCATATGATTATGACAATTATAAAACATTATTAAATTACAACGAATTGTCATTATATCCATTTTCATATTTATTCAGTGCTAATGCTCAAGGTAATACCGCATCTCCAATACATTCTGCAGTTACTGATTTGTATTGTTATGATAAAACAAATCCAGTATCTACAAAAACTACAGATTTGTAGGATTTTGAAACGGATGGAAGTGTAATAAATCCTGGTACTTTGTATATTTATAATTCTAAAAATCAAACTGTTTGTAACAATACCTTTGGTGATTCATCAACGTATATATCAAATTTTGGTAAATATGCAGTAAGCGCTAAGTTTTATGAGCAAACAGATAAATTAAATCATACTGATGACTATAGTAAATTATCAAGTACCGTATGGTCATTAACGGACTTAGCGTTTCCTTTAGAAGCAACTTGGTCTGATTATGAAAATAGGGATTCGTTTATTTCGTCATTAAATGGTAATCTATACAATAACTGGATTAGAGGTTTATATACTAACAACACAGTAACTCCATCAGATACAAATACATTACAAGGACTAAATGGTAGAAGTATCGCTTTATCTATTACTGTTAGTAATACTTTCTTGACAACATATACATTAAATAGTAATAATAGAAAAGTAGCTACTACAGATGTAGTTGATTCTAGTATAACAAGATTGGCAACATCATAGGATATAACAGATTATGAAACATATAATATATACCCAGAATCTAGAGCTGGAGTAATATTATGTAATTTACGTAGGCCTATAACTCCTTATAGTGGATATGATTATAATACAAGATAGTATAGTACATATTATTCAAATGGTAATTATAATACAATAACTACATCATTTACACCATTATTTGTTGGTGATGTCTATATATGTAATTTTGATTGCGTTAAAATGCACAGATATCATTATAGTAGTACATCAAATGATTATAGTACAGAGTCTAGTACATGGAATAAAGCTTTATAGCGTATGTGTGTAGACTTTGTAGTTCCTGTTGAAACTTTTATAAATTTATCATATGATCAAGGTCCAACGTATCATCGTTCTAATTAGACAGAAATACAACTATAGATATCAGATGTTAATAACTTATATCAACAGACTAAACCATTATATACTTATAATACAGTATATTCACAAATATCACAAGCTGTACCATTAATGCCAATAAACGATGAAGATAAATATAACAAAACCGTTGATACACGAACACTATATTCTAACAAAAAGACTAGTGACGAAAGTGTTGATAGTTGGTCAATATTTTAGTCAGCAAATTATTTAGATGCAGAAAGTAGATATGGTGAAATAACAGATTTACGATAGTTTAATAACGATTTAATCTTTTGGCAAAGAGATGCCACAGGACATTATTCTGTATTAGAAAAATCAGTAATCACTGACAATAGTCAATCACAATTAGTTCTTGGTACTGGCGAAGTATTAAGTAGATATGATTATCTTTCAACGGTTAATGGTATGAAGGCTAATTAGCAATGTGACACATAGTCTGAAAATTATTTATATTGGTTTGATTATGACCGTAATGAACTATGTATGTATAGTACAGGTAATGGTATAAATCAGATATCAAAATTATATGGTGTGTAGAATTATTTAAATAATATAAAAATAAGTGATTCACACGTATTAATACCATCACTGCAATATAATAATTATTATAACGAAGTAGTTGCTACTTTAGAAAACAATTACTCGTTAATATATAATGAAGCATTAAGATTATTTACAGGTAGAACATCATTAATTACAAATGAAGCATCTATTGTAAATAACGGTTATGCGTATTATGCTAATAATAATAATATTTATAGAGATATGCATTATCGTCGTACTCCTTTAAGAATATTAGGTAGTCGTAAAGATCCATCATTAAAATATTTAGTTAATTCTTATTATAACTTTGTGAAAACATTCGATAATGTTGAATTAGCATTAGGCTATAATAATAATAATCTTGCTGATTATACAGCATTGGATATAAGTTTTAGCACTGATTCATATACAGATATGAGTCAAAACGGTGTATTACCTTCATTGAGTGGCGATTAGTTATCACGGCGTGAATATAGTTATCGTGGCGCTATTCCTAGATATGGTAACTCTGACTTGGGGAATAGATTACGTGGTAGAGTGCTATATTGTACTCTTACTTATAATACAGATATGTATGGTTTAGAACTACCGTATGTTTTAACAAAATTTAGAGTTTCAAATAGTTAAAATGAATAAAAATAAAAATCAAAAGTCTAAACGGCTTAAAAAATATGATGACGGTAAACTAGGTAATCTAGTTGCTGGTCAATAGAATACAACTACTGACGCGTTAATGTAGTAGATGATGCAAATGCAAAAAACCTAGCAATTAGGTAATAATATCAATGGCGCATTATCTTTTGCATCAAATCTTTATGGTAATTTTAGCAAACCATAGTTTACGACAGCGCAAACATCTACACAAACTAGTGGTCCTGTTTCATACAAGCAATACGATAATGTAGATTCATCGTAGGAAATGAGTAATTTAAACAAACAGAACACATCAAATGACATAAATTCTGCAACACAAGGAGCTTCTCTTGGATAGAGTATAGGTGGCCCAATCGGTGCTGCGATAGGTGGAGTTGCTGGTTTAGTTGGTGGCTTATTCGGTGGTGCATCTAGAAAAAGATAGATGAAAAAGATGATTGCTAATAAAAATCAACAAGTATAGAATACTAATAATTTTAATGAAGGTGAAGCTGATACGTCATACTTATAGCAATAGTATGGTATAAAACATGGTTCTACACAAGATGATAATTTATTTAATAATGGTAAAAACGCTGATACAAAAATTAACAGTAATATACCAAATTCACTTGTTGGTAAGGGTGAAACTATAGTAAATGGAGATAACGGTAATTTGTAGGAAGTTACTAATGGTTCTAGAGTTGGGACAGATGATGTTAAAGCCAGAATATTACCTCAAGATGCTGTTGCTGGTAATAAAATAAATTCAGAAACTGGTAAAACATTTGCTTAGGAAATGAGACCGTTATCTAGAATGGAAAAAAAGTTAGATAGGAATAGTGATAGAAATAGTAATATAATAGCACAAAATACAGCAGATATGGTTAAACGATATACGCAACCTATAGCACAATAGATATTAGCTTAGTAGGAATAGCAATTAAATAACAACAAAACTAATAAATACAGTAATGGTAAAGCATCTGATTATTTATCTGCTGGGTTAAATAATTTGGCTAATTTAGCACCATCAATATATAATATATTTAAAGGTAGCGAAGCTACTTAGACAGTATCTCCTTAGAACTTTTATACTGGTAATCCGTATCAATAGTAGGCTCTTCAAGCGTTATTATAGAATAAGTATAACATAAATCCAGAATTAGATGCAATACAAAGGCAATAGAGTATTGGTAAATATAATACTAGAGCATTAGGTAATGAATCTGGTATAAATAGAGCAATGGATGTTGAAAACAATATCGAAGGACAACGTTAGACAGCTGACTTGTTATCTAAGAAATAGCAAATAGATCAATAGAATATTACGAATTGGTCGAATGCAGCAATGCAAGCAGGTGCTTAGCAAGCAGCTCAATACAGTGACGCTGAACAAAAAGCATATGATATAAATATGAGAAATTCTGCTGCAAAGAACGCTTATACTGTTGCTGGTTTACAAGGTATGTCCGACTACAATTAGAATCAACAAAAGAATGCTAATCAAAATAAAATGGATATGTTCTAGTTGGGTCTTATGCAGCAATTATATGGTTTATATCATGCCGATTCTGTTTAGAAACAAGCGGCATCTGTTAATCAACTTAATAATGTGACAAAGAAATATAATCCAGTCAATAATACTTCTAATTTAATATTCACTCCAAACATGTTATTATAGCCAACGCAATCAGCAGTTGGTAGTTCTTATTTACCTAATTAGGGTACTGTATGGAATGATTACAATAATCCATTTTCATTTAACAAATGGTCTAAATAATACTAAAATTATATAAAATGATAAATTATTACGATTAGCCAGCTTAGCAACCATATGTAGACACGCATGTGGATTTACCTACACAAGTAATGTCAATGCTAGCTGAGGCTTATAAAAATAGATATGAACAAACATAGCAATAGTTTTAGAATTATATTTCTACGTATGGCAATTTTACATCACCAATACCATCTGATGTAAATAGTTATGATAAAGAAACTGTTGGTAGGTTATAGAATACTTTATAGAATTTGAATGATCCTAATTGGTTAAAAACGCCAGAAGGATAGAGTGCTATAAACAATGTTATTGAAACTACTGATTATTCTAAGTTAGGACAATTGTCGCAAAGTGCTTAGAATGCTCAAGCGTATTTAAAAAATGCACAAATACTAGCTGCTTAGGGTAAGTATAACTCTAATTGGGATAAATTGTCTGGTATGAGTCCGTCAAATTGGAATACATCCACACAAGGTGTGTTTAATTATACATCGCCAATAGAATATCAAACTCCTACTCAATTAAGTTCTCAATATTATCAGAATTTAAAACCAGGTACAATAGGTTATAAGTATGATAAAAATGGTCTTAAATATAGTATCACTGGCATAAGTAAATAGAATATATATGATATAGCAAATAGTTCATATAATGCTATAGCAAATACTCCGCAGGGCCAAATGTATTTAAAGTCTTATAAGGCATAGGGTATGAATGATCAGCAAGCTGCACAACAATTTAAAAACGATATTGTCTCAGCCAATATGTCTGCTACAATGAATCCTACAGTTAAAGTAGATGAGGGTTCTCTAGCAGCTTGGCAAACAGAACAAAATGCTAAACTAGAAATGGCTAAATTGGGTGCACAAGAAAATTTTGAATTAAAATTAGCTGCTTTAAAGCAAAATGCTAAGAATGCTACAACTACTAGTAAAAATGCTTCGTCTACTGGATCTACCGGTTATAATGTACCGTATACTACTTTGTTACAAATGGATCAGAATAAAAGTAATATGAAACAACTTGGTATGTCGCCACAACGATTTGCGTATAAAGTAGCATTGAATACTGTTAACAATCTAACGCATAACACTCAACGTCCTGTGGCATTTAGAGCTGCTATGGCTAGACCAATAACAATCGGTGGCATTACAACCACTCCGCAACAAATAATAAATAGTTATAATTAGTTTGCCAATGACTATAAAACATTACAAACCAATAAGCAAGCACCATAGGAAACTTAGGGTAGATATGCTGCAAATTCAGCATTTCTTAGTAGACTTTCCAATTCGTTTTATATGGAAAAAGCTTATGCTAAAGCAAGTAACGGTTAGCATTCTAATATAATAACTAGTACATTTGATCCGTATACTCACACTCCCGATAGAGAAGCTTATAACAATACAATAAATGCAATGGCAAATAGTATGTCAATTCCAGTTACTGGTATTGGCCAAGAATCTATCGCGAAAGCTTTATCTAATAATTAGAATGCTAATAAAAATGGTTGGTATTCAGTAAAGGGGTTACAAACGGTAATGCCTGAAAATATCATGAGTAATTTTGCCGGTTCTAATTTGTCTAAAACATATAATGACAATGGTAAGCCGATAACAAATCTTGGTGAACTAGTAGAAACCGGTAAATTAGGTCCTCACGCTGAATTTAAAGTAGGTAATAGAGCAATAAATTATTATGATAATTAGGGTAATCAGAATATGGCTAACCTTGGTACAATACGCGTGCCATACGAAGAAATAGAAGGTAATTTGAAATCTAGATATGGTCATTATATTAGTGGTTTAAATCCATTAAGTAGTAATCAATTAAAACATCCGTTTACTGGTATGAAAGAATCTTTGTAGAAAGATTATGGTGTTACTTTTGGTGAAGAACAATCTGGTTCTGGCAAAAATGCTACATCAAAAACGTATGTATATATTCCTGTTGGTATAAACGTACCTACTGGAGCTACAACAAATGAAGTGAATATGAATTATGCTAGTCACTTCTTACCAAAGAAAGAATTAGGTGAAACATTTAATGCATATGCAATGGATGCAGAAGGTTTAATGCCATAATAGTAATAATAAAATAATATGAGCAAAAATACATATAACACCGACGCCTGGAATCTGTTCAGAAACTATAATAAACTACATAACACACTGCCAATGGGTGATTTAGATACTTATTCTAAAAGCATCACCAATGCAGCAGCTAGTTAGTTTGCAGCTTCACAAACTCCAGATGATTACGGAATGATACAATGGGCCAAAGATACGTGGCATGGGTTAGCATCAACTTATAATAGTACAAATAGGGATACTGAATATGGTAATGCAACATATGATGATTCTGATATAAATGATCTTGATAAAGCACAACAGTATTTGCAAACAAAGAAATAGTTATAGGATGAAGAAAATGCTTTGACTTAGGCTATTGTAAAAAAAGATCCACAACAACAGCAAGCAGCAAAGAACAATATACATGCATTAAATACTAAGATATTCTCAGAAGGATTGAATACTGCATATCAAAAGATATTTATCAATAATGATTTTTTATCTAGTGATATAAATGCACAATTTGACCCTACCAAAGACCCTTAGAATTAGATTGCTTAGATGTAGCAAGCAAAACAAGTTCTTGCTCAATAGCGATAGTAGCATATAGCCAATGGTAATGACTATTAGAAATCTGTTGATTACCATACTGACTTAGAATCTAATTATTGGAAATACAAATCTTCATAGAATACACCATTTTCGTTTACTGATCCTGATACATACTTATATAAAATGCCTGGTATAATAGGTGCCTTTGCTCAAGGACCATTATACCAGCTTGGTGGTTATATAGGTTCGTATTTAGCTACAGCGCTGGGTCCTTCAATGATAGCTGGTGCAGAATCTGGTAGTATAGGCGGACCAATTGGTAGTACGGCAGGTACAATTGCTGGCGTTGCCACAGCACTTGGTGGTGCTGCATTAGCAGTTGAATCAAATATAAAGTCTCGTGGACTAATTACAGCTGCTAGGGCATATAATGATTATAAGTAGAATGTATTAAACAAAGCTACTGCCGCTAATGTAAACATGGATAATGTTTATCAAGCAGTTCGTGATCAATCATATCAAAATACAGGTATACTTAATACTAGTGACAACGATAAATTATTAGACGATTTGTTACTTAATAAAGTAGCATCTGGTAATAGTGTTTTTGATCGTGCAAAAATTAATGCTTTTAAAGGATTAAATTATGATGTATCACGAAATAATGCATTAGCAGCTGCTGATGTAGCTAGTGATGCATTAATGGTTACACCAGTTGGAAGATTAACTTAGTTGGCACGTAAAATACCTGGCGTAAATAAAATAGGAAATGTAGCTAATGGCTTAGGTAACAAAGTATCTGATAAAATAGACGACATACTAAGATTTGGTATATAGAATGTACCTGAAAACTTAAATAAAATAAACACCATAAAACGTGTTGCCAATATTGGTGGTAGAATAGCTCTTACTGGTGTAAATGCTGGTAATGAAATGGGTATATCATCAATGATTGCTAAAGACTATCAAAATGGTGAAACTGACGAAAACCCATCTTTGATAAAAAGTATTGGCTAGAACCTTATAGATGGTCCACGTTCTACAGTTGCTGCTTTTACACCATTTGATCCTCAATATTCAAGTGACCAATCGTTTATAAATAATTATAAAAGTGGTATGTTAGGTGGTATGTTTGCTAGTGCTGTATTAGGAACACTTACCAATACTGGCGATTTCGTTGATCAGACCAAAATTAATAAAGTTGTTGGCGATGCATTTGCAAATCAATATGCCGCTAAAGACTTTATAAATAGCAATATTCAATATTCGAAATCTGCTAAATATGGTAATGATGCCCGTGTTAATTCTGCATTTGACACATTAAAATCTATGAATATACCGGATTTAACTCCAGAATTATTCGAATCTGAAAAGAAGCAAGCAGCTGCTACAATGTCTTTTTCAAATAGATAGAGTGCTAAAGACTTTTCTAAAAATAGTTTAGGTATAGATCCTAAATCTGATGATTATGATACCTATGTAGCATTAAATATGTATTATCGTCAACGTGCAGATATTGCTAGTAAAGATTTAAGTAATGCTACAAATAATGCAAATCAATCTGATGAATCTAAAGAAATATTTAACGACTTTCAGAACGAAATAAATAAGAATTCAGATAACAATTCTGATTAGCAAACAATAAATGAAATTTTAAAGCAAAAAGCATTAATCATTAGTTTATAGTAGGCAGCTGATAACCATTATGCCGTTAAACCAAACGATGATACTCGCGATGGATATAATAAAGTTGGCGCTGCTATACAGTCGAATACAAATTAGGCTATATCTGTATTATCTGAGTTAGTAAATCAATTATCTTCTGATACTGATAAAAATCAGGTAAATGAATTATCAAACAAATATGCTTAGGATCTAAGTCAAGTATATACTAAAAATCATGTTTCTGATTACACTGTAGATGCTACTGTTGCTAATGCTGATGCAATACGTATGTCACCGTATCAGCAATCATCTTTAGTTTCTAGATTACCTAAAGATGAACAAAAGAATATTGCTGATGAAACAAATGAAGATCATGCTGCTTTTATTAAGTCAAATATAAAAAAATACAACGATACTGTTACTGCTGATCAAGCATTTGAATAGAATATTCATTATAAAGACGTTGGTGCACAAACAACAGAACCAGAGAATACGGTTAAACAAATTAGTTTACGCGATGGTTAGGATCAAGATTCTGAACCAATTCCAGAACAACCTATACAGCCTGTACCACAAGAAAAACAAAATCAACAATCTAGTCCAACTACAAATTTATAGTCTAATCCTATAAACGAACCAAAAACAGTATACGCTAGATCTATCTCCACTGATACATAGCCAATTACTAGTTCAACACAAGTAAAATCTACAAAGAATTAGCCAACGCACATATATACTATAAATAAAGCCAAGGAAATAGCTACATCAGAAAAAGAAGTATAGTTTAATAATACTTCAAAATTAATTAGTTTATACGATTTAGCAAATTACAGTAATGAAGGTAAACTGAATGATTTAACTGGCGATGAGTAGAAAGCAATAGCAAATAATTATAATATCATATCTAAAGATTAGGAAATAAAGGCGTATCCTAAAAATGAAGACAGATTAAGTCAAATTAGTGATGCTTTTCCATTTGTTAAAGAAAATACATCAAATACAGCCGTAGAATAGTCCTAGGAAGCTCAGGGAAGCCCTGTAACGAAAGATAATACTCAAGATGAACAATCTATCCAGAATGAATAGAAAGTGCCTTAGAACGCTTCTAAAGAATAGGGAAATGAACAGCAAATATCTAATAGTAAAACTCAAATTGTATTAAATCCGGATCAAGAAGAATCGTACGATTAGGAAGACGATATAAAAAATAATAGATTAGATGATCAAAAATAGTAGTTATAGGTAGGGGATAACGTGCAAACAAAACAAGGTGATATATTTTAGATAACAAAGATCAATGACAACAGAGTTACTGGTGAGAATGCTAATGATATGTTTTACTCTTTTAATAAAGATGATTTACAGAAAACCGATAAGCCATTAATAAAAAAAGATTTAATACGAGAAAATTATGTAAAAAAGACGCCAGAGCAACGTAGACTTGGTGAAACTAAACTATTTATTAATGACAACTTTAAAAAATTAAATGATTCAAATTCAACTTTAAAAGATAAGTAGGAAGCACTAACTAATATTGAGAATGAAATACAAGTTCATTCGTAGCTAAACAGTTCACGTGATGAAAAGGAAGTGTTACATATATCAGATAGGTAGAAACAATTTTTAGATTAGTATCATAAAGAATTATTTAATGACGATCAGCCAGTCCCAATATAGCCAGAAGAAATTAAAACTTAGAATGGTAAAAGTGATAAGGCTATAGATACTGTTAAGCAACAAGTAAATAGTGCACAAGATACAAAAGACAATGAAGGTTATTTAAATTATATACACAATCATAATGATGTAGAAAATACTACCGATTTAAACGAAATAAACGAAGATAATCAACAGCAAACTGAAAAAACTCCTGTTAACCAAAAACCAATTACTGAAGTTAAAGGCAAAACTATTTCTGAACAAACATAGTTGCCTTAGGAAAAAACAATACAAGAACAAACAGAAAATGGATTAACGCCAGAACGTATAAATAAAGAAGCCAATGATACATATAAATCAGTAGCTACACAAAATACAGATGGCATATCGCATAAATTAAAGTTTATAACATATGGACCGGCAAATACATATTCTGGTTTTGAGAAAGGGAAAATAGATCCTGTATTCAATCATCCTTATGCTGATAGATGGGAAGCTGCTAAAACAATATCAAAATTAGACTTTATAACAAAATCTAAAGTACGTGTTCAATTATAGCCGTTTAAATATAGTGATGGCAGCATTTCTACTGCAATATATATATTATTTGATTATAATGATAAAACATATGTATCAGCTATAAATGCTGATATAGGTCACAATAGAAGTGTGTTAAATCTTGGTGATAATGAAAAAGCTAATCTTGTAAAAAATCACATAACTGCATTGCGCAATAAAATAATATATTTACACGATGCTGCCGTTACTAATAAATTGGATGCCCAAATAGTACCAATTGGTATAAAACGTACTAATGGTAAGTTATTTACTTCTGGTGCTGATATTAAGGACTACAATTTAAAGGTAGATTAGACCAAAATAAACAATCAATCGGTACTTAATAACCCAGTATTTGGATTACCTAAAAATCCAATGGATATTGATCCAGATGATGTAAAGATTGGTATCGGTAGACAGGGTGGTATTACTTATAAGGGAGTTGTATATGCATCTAGGCAAGTTAATATGGGTAGTCCTTATATAATAATACCTGCTGAAAATACTCCTGGAAACTCTGCGACTATTGTTAGATTATTTGCTAAACAAATATCCGATGAACCAAAAGCATAGCAACCAAAAATAGCAGAACATTTGTTAAATTTATTGTTATCTAACAGAAGCGATAAATACATGAACTATGAAGTTACTAATGGTTCTGTGTTAGATTTCTTAGTTAACAATGGTCCAAAAACATTAAACAGCGCATAGAATGCAGATGGTACACCTAAGGGTGTAGATTTGCAAAAGAAGATATTCTCATTAACAAAGGATAATAATAACAATTATACTAAAGCAAACATATGTGGCACCACTTATGATGTATCAGATTTAATAGATGATAGTGATATTAGATAGAAAGCTATAAACGACATCACGGAAAATATAGCATATAATATTGATAAAGATGCTATCTGGTCACAATATTTTGGACATATACAAAGTGAACTAAATCCATTTAGAAATGTATTCTAGTAGATGGTAGCATCAAAAGATAAAAACACAACTTTTGAGTTAATACCTAATATATTATCAGTATCACCAGACGAGTTTGGTCTTAAATGGAATGATTCTAATAATAGATTTGAAGACAATCGTGAACATATACGTGGTATATCTATGGTAGGATTTATGATGAAAAACGGTTGGCTAAAATCTGACCTAGATGTAGAAAATCCATTTGTAAAATCTGATATATACATAGATGATGCAAAGCTTCAAACAAAACAAGATACTGATCAAATAAAAGAATCCGTTAAAATAGCTAAAGCAGTAACTACATTAAATATAGAGCCAACCCCTAAATCTGATTTAACAATAAATGAAGCACTTGAGAAGTTTATGGGCGGTGATTTTGACGGATTTAATAAAGACGACGGCTTAACTGGAGCACCAAAGATAGAAATAAATCCTACTTATACTAACAAACTTGCTGTTGATGATGCAAAGCAATGGATTGGAGCAACTTTAGGATTATCAACTGAAGATAATTCATTACAGATCGTTGATACGGTATTAGATGTAACAAGAGCTGGTGGAAAAGTTATGGGATTAAGCAAAATAGACTGTGTGATATTATCTACACAAGGTAGAAAAGGTATTTAGTATCACGAAGCTTGGCATAGAGTGTCTAACCTGCTAATCGATAATAAAACTAGGTAGAAAATATTTGATAGATATCGTAAACATATAAAAAATAATAATCTTACAGATTAGTAGGTGGATGAAGGATTGGCAGATGCTTTTATGGAATTTATGCTTACTAAATCTCCAACAATTGATTATTAGACAAATAATTGGTTTAAACGTACAGTAAATTTTGCCAAAACTTGGTCTAAAACCGGTAATTACAAATTAGCTAAAGTTTATAATAACATAAATATAGGTAAATACAGAAAAACTACTACTAACAATCAACAAATATTACGCTTTAGACAATTATATGGTAATTTGGGTGCACCGTATATGGTAAATGGTATTAAATTTAACAATTTAAATAATAGTGCATAGATAAAAAGTATAACGTAGTCTTTAATGAGTACTTTGTTGTTCACTACTAACAAATATAGTGATGTTAAGAAAATAGATTTTTCATTTACTAGGTAGTTGTTTGATAATCAAATACAAAAATATAAAAAACTTGCTGAATCTGGAGATCCTATCGATGTAAACAGATATGAAACAGCAAAAGAAATATAGGATCATTTAGATGATGTGTTTTTCCCAAAAGTAGAACAAATATTACGAACGTTAAAGATAAACCTTAAATAGGATGAAAATGATATTAGTCAACATATAAAAGCATCATACGAATATTCTAAATTAAACAATGCTACAACAGCTATAAAATATCTATTTCAAACGATACCTGTTTATAAAGATAATGGCAATGGCACTTTATCGTTGGATACAGAACCGTTAACAGGATTACCTAGATTTTATGATCCTAATAAAGCATCGAACCGTATATTAAAAGATTTAAATAATTATACTAATATAAAAGATATGTAGGATGCTATCACTAAATTGGGTTAGATAGATCCGTTTTATCGTGATCTTGCCAAACGCCTTGTTACAATAAGAGACGAGTAGACATGGACACAGTTTGAGACGTTATTGCATTCTGCTAAACATAATTTTATAACTTGTAAAATAGCTAAAGATCCACAAAGCCAGTTTGTAAAGATACAATTTGTTAATAATACTGTTGATTACAAGGCTATGCAATATCCTAAAATATGGTCTTCAATGTTGTTTAACAATAACAATATATTGAATACAGAAAAATATGAAGATAGTAATTATCATACAAAACTAACAACGCTTGGAAATAAAATAATAAGTAGAGCTACATCTTTATACAAATCTATAGACGCTGGTTTTAAAAGTAGCGATAAAAAATATGATATTATACTTGTTGGCGGATAGAAATAGTAGATTGACTTAAATACGCACGAAGGAATAGAATATACTAAAGATCTTTTAGTAAAAATACTCAACAATGTCGGTATTATGATAGATAAAGCTACCATAAACAATGCATTGTTGTCTAGTAATTATTATAATGCTACTCAATTAAGTGAGTAGTAGTTATTACATACATTTGTTACTGGTTCTGCTGGTAAGAATATAGGTGGATTACGTAATATATTTAGTCTATTAGAAGATGTACAAAAGCAAGCATTACATAACAATAATATAATAGACAATGTACCTACTAGATTTTCTACATCGAATCGTATAAGTGCAAATAACATATATGGTGATAATGGTTTTATAAAATTTTTAGCACAACAATATTCTAAATCTTATACGGATACTGAAGAAATGATGAGTTTGGGTGCTAATGGCAATAAACTATATCCTATAGCTGATAATAGTTTTGTATTTGATAGAGTAAATGAATTAAATACAGATAAAGATGTTGTATCTAAATTAATGAACAATACATATTCTAAAGGTTCTTTAATATTAAATCAATTATTGTATAATAAAAATACCAAAATAAATACAGAAACCTTTGTTAATTTTAAAGAAGACCTATCAAACGATAAGGGTAGTGATTACTTCAAAATAACAGATAAAGAAGATTATATAGCAAAGTTATGTGCTATGGAAAGTAATAGAATTGTATTTCCAACAATAGCAGATAAAAAAACATACTACTTTTTAACTGGCGTTGAATTGCCTCATATGCAAACGCAGTTCCATTTAAATGCCGACAATAAAATTATATTTGATTATGGTCAAGACTTTTTAAATCAATTTAATAAATATATTGATGATGATTATGCATCAGTAAAGCTTGGTATAAAACAAGTAGATGATAGTAAAGAAGGAAAACTAGATCCAGAATGGATATCACCAGAAAAGCGTATTAAAAATTATTAGACACCTAGTAAACTTACAATGAATAATGGTACTACTAAAAAAATAGCACCTAATTGTACTAGGTTTAGATTTATAAGTGGCATATATTATCGAGATAATAAAGGTGAACGATTTGTTGATTTCAACAATTTAAATAGTACTCCGAAAGATAATTTATTATAGTTTGAAAACATGTTCTATAACACTGAGTATAAGAACGATATGATATCTACTATAATTGATAAATTAATGACAGATGAATTGAACTATTGTAAAGAATTAGGTATTGTAGATTTTAAAATCAATCCTGCTACTAATAAACCAAATATAAACACTATAAAGAATATTTTATTAGATCAATAGAAATTAAATTCTGTAATTTCAGTTTATTCTAATCACACAATACCAACAGTAAGTAATCATGCAGAAGCATATGCAGTATATGACACTATAGCTAGATGCTTAATGAATAGTGTTATTTCTGTAAATGAAATAGAAAAATTATTTAGTGGTGATCCAGCATTTTATAAGTAGGTTGCTATTCAAAATAAACCATTGGATGTATCTATAGATAAAATAAAGCGTTTAGGTGCATTAACTTCCACTGGTACAAACAATAGACTAGATTTTGAAGCATATCCAATAAATACAAAATATACTTGTGCTGAATTAAAAGATATCGAAGTAGGTTCTGATATGTATGAACAATTACGAGATACATTTGTAAACGGTGCAATTAACGATCTATATAAAACTGGTGTTGTTACTCATAAAGAAAATGAACTAACTGAAAATGAGAAATCTTTAATTCAATAGGCTAAAACATTAGGTTAGTCTAGAGCGGATAGTTATAAATCTGGTATTAATGTCGCTGATGCTGCTGCTTATATATCTCCGAAGATGTATTATAATTTGATGCGTATGGTTGGTAACATCGACAACAAAACAGCATTAGGTTATAAGTTAATGACTGAAGAAGATAGATTGTATTTAAATACAAAAGAAGCATAGTACTTATTAAAATATGCCAACAAGTCAATACAAAAAGAAGGTGATAGATACTATATAGATGATCCAGCAGATAAGGTACTTTCCGATAAAGATTTGTATAAAACAGCAATGAATTCATCAATGTAGGTATTGAAATATATGGCATTTGGAAATAGAGATCAATAGAATCAAGATGGTTCTACTAATACGTTAATACCTTATTACAATAAAATGGCATTACAACCACTATTTAAAGGTATAGCTACAGGTTCTATTAAACCATTATATGATAGAATGACAGATAAAGATGATCCAATAGATATGATCATGTTTGAATCCGCTGTTAAATCTGGCTCACAAAATCCTATGGATTATTATTCTGATTTTAAGACAGGTTCTGTAAACGACCTAAATAAACTTACTACTTATCAGTAGTAGTTTAAATATCTCAGACAATAGTTAAATACCGATCCACACGACGAATTAGAATCATAGTTTTGTACGTAGCCATTAAAGATTGCAATGTCTAACATGCAAGATGATGAAAGTTACGGTATTGGCGAAGACGTATTAAAAGGCAATGAAATAAAGTAGTAGGTATTTGATTCTGTGAAAGCATTGTCTGATATTGGTGCAAATGATATAAAAAAGAAATTATTTGATAAAGAAGGTAATATCAACGATTAGAATTTTATAAATATGTTACGTGAGCAAGCTGAATAGTCTAATGCTGATGATAACATATTAAATGCGCTAATTGTAAAAGACGGTAAACCAACAATACCATTGGCTGCATTATCAGATAATGCGTGGCTTGAAAGTAGATTAATATCCTATATCAATAAACAAGTTATAGACATTAAAGTAGCTGGTGTACCAATGATACAAAGATCTGATTTTGGTATAAAGAGTGATAGTAAAATCAAAACATTATCAGATAAAGATATCAATTTAGGTTATAAACTAAATATGTATAATTAGGATGGTTCAATGGATTGCATACCATCTATTAGTTTGTTTAGAAACATAATACCGAATTATAATATGATATCTTTTAATGAAGCTAAAAAATGGTTAATTGACGAACATATAATAGGTAATAAATCAAAAATTGGTGGAATATCATATCGTGTTCCTACATAGGCAGCGGCTTCAATATCTGCAATAAAATTTTGTGATGTATTACCAGCAATGACTGGCGATAGCATTGTATTCCCTGACGAATTTACTAAATTAACTGGTTCAGACTTTGACGTTGATAAAGCATTTTTTGCAATATTTGAATATTCGAATATATTTGATCACACAATCGATGGTATTTCTCATGGAATACATAGAAAAGAAATTGATACTACCAAGACACTAACTCAACAAGATCCAGGAGCACTTAAAAATAGAATATTACAGAACTTCATACGTATTCTTACAACAAAAAGAATACAAGATCAATTAAAATAGTCTATTGATAATCCTACTTAGTTGGTTAAGGGTTTATTAGCTGATATCGAATCATCAGATAATACCAAAGTTAATTTGCCACTATCTTAGTATTCGCTATCATATCAAGAGTCTAAAAAGTTTGAATACACTAGTGGTAAACTTGGTATAGGTCCAGTAGCATTGAATAATGCTAATCATGTACTAACATAGTTAACGCATTTAGCCTTTGGTAGTGAATCAAAAGATTATAAATTATTGAATGCTTTAAATGCTACAAAACTAGATAGAGTATATGATATACCTGATGGATATACAGTTCCAAATAGAATACTAGACTGGACATCTGCTATGATTAATGCTTTTGTAGATGTAGCCAAAGACCCATATATAGTTAAGTTAAACGTAATGCCTTATACTTATACAATGGTTATGTATCTAATACGAAGCGGATTTGGTAAACGAACTTTTTATTTCATTAATCAACCTATTTTAAAGGATATAGCAAAAGCAGTAGAAAGAACTAAAGGTAAGTATGGTATTAATAAGTATAAAACTAGAAGTTAGATACAGCAAGATACTATTGATTAGATATTAAACAAATATGATCCAAATAGTAGAATACGTAATAGAATAATATCTGAACAAAAACATAACGATAATTTCATCAATAACAAAATATTAGATTTATTTAAAGTTAATGGCACAGAAAAAGATACAAATGGTTAGTTACAACCAAACTGTGTGTTACGTTAGTTATTAGTAAACAGACAATAGTATGATAATGATGAATTTAATCAAAGACAAATAATTACATACCTGGCTTTTTAGCGATTGTCATTGTATGCGAACGGTTTGTCACAGTTAGTTATGTCATCTAGAATCGACACAAAACGTACTGGTAAATCGATTGCAGAACAAACGTTATATACAAATAAACTAAACGAAGTTAAATTAAATCGTAATAATATATTTGATGGCGAATTATTAAAACGTTACTTTTCAGACACGTTCTTAAATAAAGAATTTGACAATAGTATTACTTTAGCAAATAGCATATTATAGGATCAATTGATAAGGACACAACCGGTTATTAAACAATTAGCTAATAATATATTATTCACTCTTGGTAAGATAAATTATTGTAGTAATGAGACGTTAACTAAAATAAACAGATCAATAGAAGCAGCAGTTAAATCAGAGTTTTTTAATGATTACGTTGTTAAAAACAATATGAATTTATAGGATATGTTTTATGGTGACAATACTATTGCTAAACGTGTATTGAAATTAAAGAATGATATATATAGTGGTAAAATACCAAATATGTTAAATCAAGATGGTTCTATTATAAATGATTTCTTATCTTACTTGTTACCAGAAATAAATGTAAATTCAGCAATAAGTAATGACCCAGATTTAATCAATACATCAAACCTATTATCTAGTGACGCCGCTGAAAATAACAATTTAATAAATCATTGGGCTGATATGCTAGAAAATGAAAATCCTGAAATAAATTAGCTAGCAAAGGATTTAGCGGTATACGCATTTTATACTTCCGGTGACAATCCTGGATCTAATTCCTTTTTTAAGTACTTACCCAATTCGTTTAGAGAATCTATTGGCTATAATGATTTTATACGTAATAAAATGGAATAGCTAAAGAATGATTCTGGATTGCCTATATCAATATCTAAAGATGTATTACTTAATAATTGGTATAATGATGATATAGTAAGACCAATCAAACTGATAGAATATGGTACATCAGTAGATAATGAAACCGGTATACTTAACAATCACACTCCTTCAATGTTAATAACGTTGAATGCTAATAAAACTAAAGACGATCCTAATGGCACACCTATATTGATCTATGGTAAACGTAGTAATCATAATATTGGTAGTGATATACTTCCAGCTAGTTATGCCGCAGATGATTTAAAAAATAAAATACCAATATGGTCCCCATATATAAAAGTAAATTATGGTAGATCAAATGATCCTACTACTACCTTAATATATCGTATTGTTGGTTATACTAGTGAGGAGAATAAAAATAATAAAGTTAAATCTTTTTATCCTATTTATGGTCTCACTAATAAAAATGGTATGAAATATCATGGGCACACAATTGTTGAATATGGTCAGTAGTCAAATCTACTAAAAGCAAATCACTTATAGTCATAGATGTGTGCAGCAAACGAACTAATGAATTATTCATCATTTTTAGATTATTACGATAATTATAAAACTATGTTTTCTGGCAATAATGCAACACAAATATAGTTCTTTAATGAATTATTGAAGAATATGAATACTATTGAAGATAATATAATAAATATAAATTCTTTTGAAAAATCAAATAATTATTTATAGCAAGCTATATATGATGATGACATAGAAGATTTAGATCAATCTGAATATAATCAAGACCCTGATACTAAGTATATAGATACAGATAAAAACACAAATGATAGTCCGGTAACAACGCAGTCTACTCCGCCTACTGATTAGATAGAAGATTAGACATCAATAGAAAACGATTAGGATTATTTAGATTATCTCTACAACAATGGCGCTACATAGAATGAAGCTGGTTTAGCAGAGATAAATAAGTATAATCAACAAGATTATAACATACTACATGATGATGAAAATGATAATAATGATGCATTTAAAAATTGTAAATAATGAATAACATGACTTCTTGCCCAGCATATACAAACAAGCAAGTAAAAGATGAATTTAATGAAATCATCAAAGCTTATGGTGGACAACCAATGAGCAATGAAGAGTTTAAAGATCAGTCGAAAAGAGATATCAGGACAGGTATCAATAGAAGTGCTATGATAGCGGCTTATAAGGTATGGGACTTAACACAAGGTAATGGTATACGTAGAACACCTCTAGGATAGCCCTCACAGCTATTTTAGAGCCTTCTAACGCACTTTAATGGTGACCTTGATAAAAGTATAAGGACTAAGGTTAACATGCTGTCAGACGGCTTTATAAGCTCATTTGGGTTATACCTGAATGGCTAGTAGTCTACTAAATTAAAATTGGGTGATGACGGTGAACCAACATTTGATAGTTTAAATGATACTAGTATATTACAGTCTGAAGAGATGGCCAAAAAAGCTACTAATAATTTTAAAGAAACATTCAAATTAGATAATAATAGTATTAATCAACATATGCTGGATAATACTCCTTTTACTTATTCAAAAGATATAATAAAATATGTTGTGGATAATCATAAGTTAACTCCGTTACAAAGCAAATACTATGATATGCTAAAAGATAGTAACATACCAATAATGATAAAGCCTCAAATTGGTTATACTACTATGTATACTAGCAGTGATGGATATATATCTTTATGTCCATTAGCATTATCAGAAACTGGCGTTAAAGATTTATTTGCTTAGGATTTCTTACACGAATTAATACACGCAACATGTTCTAATGCGTTACGGATGGATAATAAAAACGAGGCTCAAAAATAGTTCTTTAATGAGATAAGTAATCTAAAAAACGAAGCAAATAGAAGTATAAGTAATGAAGAAAAACAGGCATTTCCTGATGATACTTATGGACTTACTAACGAAGATGAATTTTTAGCTGAATTTATATCCAATCCATCATTTCGTAACATACTTCGTACTCGTAATCTATTTTAGAAAGGTATAGATGCAATAAAGCATTTGTTTTTAAATAATGACGATATTCATACTGATTTAATAAACAAGCAAACAGATGAAGATATAAATAAATTTGTAACAGATTCAATAGTGTCATATGCATCTACTTATAGAGAAATACCATCACAATATTAGATACCTAGAACAAGAACTGAAATAAATAATGCGAATCAAACAGAATCAAATCCAATACCAAAGAGTGAAATAGATAATACATACAATAAGATAATAGATGGTTTAAATAGTATACTTAATATCTTAAAGAAAAGGGAAAATGTGTCTAAGGGTACAATTGATAATATGCGATTAACCATAAATAGGTTATAGCGTATGGATGCTAAAACAGGTGTGGTTAAATTTGTTAATGATTTAGCTTAGGAAGTTACAGCGCAAGCATATAATATAGTCAATGGTGATAAATTTAAAGATATATCTGCTTCTGAATTGATGAATTTAAGTAATAACTATTTGGGTTTCTATTCGCCGATGATCAAATCTATAAAACGGTTATTGGATACTACTCATGACTTTGATGATGTACAAAGTATTAATCCTGATACAAGTTTAAATGATTTTACTAATACCGTAAATTTATTATAGATACGTGTATCTACTATTCAAAATGCGTTTGATAATATGGTTAATACAAAAGCTAGACAATGGCTTTTGGATGCAGGTACCAAAAACAATGATCCTAATATCGACAAACTGATAAATGATATGGATAATGGGGACAATGATATCAGTTGGATAGGATATATGGTAGGTATGACATCTGCATTAAATAGTACAGCCATTAAGGCTGTAGATAATGCAGTTAGAAATTGTAATACCGATACACAACAAGAAACATTGAAATTTGGTAAAAAATTAGTATTTCAATATTCTAAATTACAGAAAAAACACGGTAAAAATTTTACTAAAATTTATTATGAGCTAGATAAAAATGGTAATCCTACTGGTAATTTTGTACGTGATTTAAATTGGGGACAACATACTATTGATTATAAACAACTAATGGCTGATTTAACAGGTAAATATAAACTAGAAAGAGATGCTGAAGGATATCCAATAAGACCTGTTTATGGCGATAAAAAATTTGATTAGTTTTGGAATGATGTTGATGATTGGCATGAAAAACATTCTATACGTAAATATTCAAAAGCATACTACAAACTACAACGTAAAATGATACCAGAAGCTAGAGAAGCTATCGATGAGATATAGATACGTTAGAATAAAATAATGTAGCATGTATTTCACGATAATGAATATCATACTGAAGAATTAACACAAAGTCAATCCAACCAATTAGAGGCATTAAAAAAGGAAAGAGCCTAGTTAATGTCTCCTATAAATAAATAGGGAGAATTTAAAACTGGTATAGAAAAGTAGATTTCTGATAATCTAATTTGGTATAACAAATAGATGACCAACAATCTAAAGTATATTACAGATACAGAAGGATATGAGAGCGCAAGAAAACAAATGGCTGATAAATATGGAAAGGATAGCGATAAATATAGAATGTGGCTATATCAAAACAGTAGAATGAAGCTTGATGATGACTTGTATAGTAATAATAAATCTGTATATGATTCTTTAGACCTTAGTGATCCAGTACAAAAAGAATTGTACGATTTAATACAACAAAAAAAAGCAATATTAAAGCCGTATAAAAAAGCATATTCTTTTGGTTATGATTATGATATAATGCCACCAGAAAGTAGTCCTTTTAAGGCTAATTTAGGTGCGATAGAATCTAAAATAGATAAATTAAAAGATGTCCTACAAATAAAAGGTGACAAATCATTTTTTGATAACTTTGATGTTATTACAGATGCTAGATTTAGTAAACAATACAATGAGGAATAGTTAAAAGCAAAAGCAGCTAAAGAGGATTTTTATCAAACTCCTTTTTATTTAAACAATACATATCTCGGATATCACAAAGGTACTGAAGTTCGTAAACTTTTATCAATCCACAAAAACTTAATTCCAAAAAATGTAAAAAAAATAAAACTAGCCCCTAATTCTGTATGGCAAAAATTAAATCCTGAATCTTTATGGGCAAATCCAAATTATGATCCTAATTCTATTGGTACATTACCAAATAGAAAAGTGTATGATAATTCAAAAGCATTTTCACAAGTAAGCAAAAATTAGGAATTATTAGATTTTTATAATCATTTAATAGAATCTAAAAGATAGGCAAACAGTTTTATAAGTTTTCTCACAAATGTAGACGATTATTCTATGCCGCAAATGTCTGGTAGATTATGTGCTACTTTAATACGTAATCATAATCAAATATTTAGTGGTTTAAAATATATGGCAGCTGACTATTTATGGAAAATAAAAGATGATGATATAGATTATATTGAAAAATACGATACTAGACCAGATGGTACATCAATAAAATCAGTACCAACCAGATTTATACATCCACTGGAAGATCCTAGCAAAATTACTACTGACTTAATAGGTTCTATGATAGAGTATTATAATATGGCTGATAATTTTAAGAACAAAACTAAAATAGCAAATGATTTAGAAGTTGTATTAAGTAAGGTAAAACAAACAAGTTATACCAAAAATGGTAAACATAAAAATGTTACAAATGCTGCTGCAAGATTAGAAAAGTATATGGATATGTTCGTTTATGGTAAAAGAACCGATGATATGGAAGTATCGATTGGAAGTCATAAAATAAATTTATCAAAGTTTTTAAGCAAGGTTATTTCATATACAGGAACTGTTAATTTAGCAGAAAATGTATGGCCTATGGCTTAGAATATGCTTTCAGGTGGTACTTTATTAGCAATGGAATCTGCATTAGGAAGATATTTTCATATTAGAGATTTAAAGTTTGCAAAGAAAATATACAATGCATCATTACCAAATATGGTTTAGCATTTAGGTGATAAAACTCACATTAATAAATTATTAAGTGCTGTAGAATACAATAATATAAGTAGAGATACACAAGAGATATTTAGTAGACTTGATTCTTCCCCATTATTAAGAGCTATAAACAGTCATTTTTGGTATAATGGATATAATATGGGAGATTACTTTATGAAATCATAGACTGTGGCATCAATATACCACAGTTATAGGTTATGTACAAACAGTGATGGTAGTAAATAGTTTTTAAACGAAACATAGTTCATAGATAAAAATTATCCTACTAATAAAAATGAAGGTACTAGAGTGTTTACGTCTTTTTAGACAACCCTTTGGGATGCATATGATCCCGATGAAACCAACTATTTTACAATTAATGAAAAATATAAGCAGTATATCAGTAGAGATTTCGAACATATGATAAAAAATAAATCAGAAGATTTATGTGGTAGAATAGATGGTAGTATACCAGAAACAGATAAAGCCACAATCCACGCAAATCCAATTGGTAAATTCCTTGTTCAACATAGAAATGTTTATGTAAACTTTATACACAATAGAATAAAACCAAGACAATTTAATTATAATACATAGGAAACAGAAGAAGGTACGTTTAGAACATTAGCACATTTTATTAGTAATTTATTTTCTAGTGGAAGATTTAATATAATAAAGTCTGGTATAAATAATTACTCTAAATTGAAATCTTTTGAAAAATATGCACTTCGTAAAGTAATGCTAGAAATGTCTGCTATTGCAGTAGCCGTTATGATAACAACATTAGGTTTAATACCTTGGGCTGATGCTGATAAAGATAGTTGGAGTAAATAGGCATTATCTTATTTAGCACTACGTTCATCTTTTGATTTAATGACAATGTATAATCCTATAGATGTTGCAAATACATTTTAGTCACCTACGGCATCAATAACATCTTTATCTAATTTATTTAGTTTTATTAAGTTGTTTTGGATACCTGGTTACTTTGCATAGAATACGCCATTTTCAGAAGTATCCACAGGACCATACGAAGGATTACCAAAAATTGCTAGATCGTTTATAAAAGCTACACCAGTACGTGAACTTATAGAATTACCATATGCTGCAACGATTAGAGCAAAAAGAAATTATTTGGAGAACCAATTAATGTTCTAATAAAATTCTATCTTGAATCCTAGATTTATAGGATAGCAAATAAAAAATTAAATATTGCGTCTGAGTACAATTGTATTTGGACGCTTTTTTTGTATAAAAGTAAAGCCCCATGATTTCTCATAGGGCTAAACTAATTATTAAATAAAATATATACTATGGCAAATAGTATTTCTTTATACCATATCAAAAGCTATATCAGTTTTTTCATTAAAAATTGTAATATAGTCTTCAATAGGTAGAATATCTTTTTTTAATGGTATTGGTAAATGATAATGAAAATAATCACATATGTTATCACCATGATAAAAATATAATATGTGTGATTCTGACGAAGCACTTATATTTGGTATGCCATTTAAAATATTTTTTACATCTTGGCTATTTTCTAAATTACGTATAAAGGCATATTCTTTATACCATATACCTTTAATACATATATCATATTTATTATAAAATGTTTTTAAATGTGTTAATATATTATCAACACAAAATGGTATATTTTTATATAATAGGAATATATGATTGTTTAAGTATGGTCTATTAATATCTTCTAAATAAGCATTAACAAATCCGCAATCACTTTTAATGAATTCATTACTTATCGCTGAATCAACTATCGGTAGTATCATCTTTGTTATTATTTCCATAATCTAATTTTAATAATTCACTTCCATCGCCATCATAATATTCTTTTGTATGATCCCATTTATTATATTTTTGATGCCATGCTATTGCAGTAGTGGCATTATTTATTATCGCAATTCTGTTGTCTAACTGCTTTTCTGTTATATCAAATACTCTAATAGTACCGTACAACGAACTTATTGCAATAATATATGTATTAAATTTCCATTCATCTATATTAATATCTAATTTTCTAATATTTTTTAGATACCAAAATATAGCCATCCAATAATATGATAATTGTCTACAGTAATCGTAGGTTACCATACTATGACCAAAATCATTTATATTTGATGTTGTCTTTAAATCAATTAATGTTATTTCTTTCTTAGATAAATTAAACAATACTCTATCTAACAAAGATTTACACGGTAATGTATAATCAAGAGTTTTAATTGGTAAATCCCAATTTATTTGAAACTCATTATGTGCTTCTTCAAAATTTTTATCATTTAATAAATAAGAAGCTAATTTATGTTCAGATATATTAGTAAATATCTTATCTATTAATGTTTTAGTAGCAAAAGATATACTCTTTTTACTATCATTTAAACTATTTATAAAATCTTTTAATTCTATTTCTAGTTTTTTAGCCTTATCTAATACAACCTTATCTGTTTGTTTTGTTGATGTAGTATAAGCTAAATTATAAGCATTGATTAATGCTTTATCGTGTATTATTTCTTTAGAGTTATTTAGTTCATCTACGAATATCTTCTGCTGATTTGACTTTGGTTTAGTAATATTTCTTACTTGATATGTTTTACTATATTCATTGGGTTGAAGTATAGCCATGTGAATAAGAGTACCGGTACTTAAATACGAAGTTTCAATATCAATGCCCTTACCAGTTAACATATTATGTAAATAAGTTGGTCCATGTTTAATAAACCAACCTATATTACTATTACTTATCCGTGTCATATCTTCATAATACGGTATTGTAAATTCTTGTTTTTTCATTTTACTGCTTTATCACTATCATCTTCTTCCGTGTTCATTGTATTTTCTATTATATCCTTAAATGTAGGATTTAAAAATACTCCATCTTCTATAGATAGAAGATTACCTTTTTCATCGTAAAATTCTTTATTCTTATAGCTACTTAAAAATTTATATACATCATCATTATCAGTTTCATCAATCATTCTAAGTAAGAATTCTTGATTAAAATAGCTATCTATTATTTCTTTTAATTTAATTGTATTTTCACTCATCTTTTTCACTTGTTGATATATTCATATCAGTTAACAAATAATCTAAGTCTTGTTCTGTCATATTATCATGTTCAAATAGACGTATTTCTGTAGTAAAAGCCATAATATTGTCCATGCTTAATAATTTTATATTTTTTATCATAAAATCTTTTACTATTTTATGATCTGTAACTATATTAGAATCATTTAATACATTATCTATAAACTTAATATTACTATCTAAACCATACTGTCTAATATAACGAATGCGAGAACATCTATCAAACAAATAATTACTCATTCCATTTGAGTTGTTACTTGTCATAATAATTAATTTCTTCCCTGTACCTTGCATTCCATCCAAAAATGATAATAAATCATCGCTTTTCCATTTATTATTGCTCTTATCGATTTCATCAAAAATTAATACAGTTTCGTCTGTTATTTTTTTGTAGAAATTTTTTAAATTACTTATTTCAACATCTTCGTTTACAATTACTATTGGTAAATCAGAAGCCATAGCTAATTCTTTAGCCATTACTGTTTTACCAGTTCCCTTAATTCCATTTAGCAATACACCTGTGGTTTGTGTAGTTGCGTTACGGTAGTAATGTAATACTCGATTTATAAATTTATCATCGTCTTCTTCCTTATACACTTTGTTTGGTAAATTCAATTTACCATCTTCGATTAAATAAACCGCTCCAGTCCACGGATTGCTTTTACAATCATATATTTTTTTGTTTTCTAACTTCACAAGTAACCCATTAGGTTCCGGCGTTAATTTATTATCAACATTTATAAAATTTTGTTTCATGTTTGTTATTTTTTAGTTTTTGTATAACTTCATCAATTTGTTTATGATTTCTAACAATATATAATATAATGTTAGAATTTTGAAGATGCAAAGTATACTTAAATATTTTCCATCGTAATGGAAAGCTATCTGTTATATTTCCTTTACATTCTATTATAAAGTCCTTACCTACAAAATCAGGTTTATACGTCATTTTTCGTACATTTTCACCTTGATATTCAAATGCAGGTATTAATAGGAAAGATTTTGGTTCGTAATCTGCTATAATATTATTTAATTTTAATTGTTTATAGCAGTAACCTTCAAGTTTAGATTTAAATTTGATACCATCAATAATTGTTGGTGTCGCATTTTTTACTTTTACGTTCTAATTCTTTTTCAGTTGTCTCATCTAACCATTTTTTAATACAATCAAAGCCATTTACTTTAATTGCATCTGAAATATCTTTTGCATGATACTTCTTGTTAATAAATATCGCGTTTAAGCCTGTTTTAAAGCTCTGTAAGCGCGTTTCTCTTACTCCGGTAACATCTCTATCAAACAAGATAAAAACGTTGTTAAATCGCTTTAAAATGCGTTTTAAGACTATATCTGGTATAAATGTAGTTTCACTACTTACTGATATAGCGGCATAACCTAATTCATATAATGCCATTACATCTTTTAATGATTTTGTTATAAACAGGATATTACCAGATTTAGGTAATTGTTTATAACCTTGAATATCATATTCTGTTAAATTATTACGCCATTTTGTTTTTTTATTAGCTAATGGTCTATATATCTTAAAATGATTATATACTTTATACGAATACATAGGACAATCATCGCGATATGTAAATTTAACTATACCATTACATAAATAATATTTAATACTATTTACATTAAATTTCTTTAGTGTGTTTATAGATATATTAAACTGTTGCCAATATTTTATATCGATATCTGTAAATTCCTGTCTAACTACTCCAATCAATGATTCTGACGGTTGTTCATAATGTTGAATTTCATGATACTTTGGTCGTATATCAATATTTGTATCTTTTGATATACGATGTAGAATCTGTTTAAAATCTTTTATACCTGTTATTTTACTAACAAAAGATATTATATTACCACATTCACCAGTTCCATGATCTTTGTACATAAGATTCCCCCGTTTACCAACATATATGGCAAACGAGGGATTTTTGTCTTTTCTAAAAGGAGATCTATATAACTTACCAATCTGAAAATCTTTAAAATATGTTTTATATATGTCATATTCTGAGATTTTTGTTAGTATATCATTATATTCTAAATTTATATTATTTGTATCATACATTTTATGATATTAATAATTATAATATTTTCTAAATTCTTGTACACTTTTTTTCTTATAATAATCCGCAGATACGGGCATACCGGGTTCACCAAATTGCTCTTTTATTGGTAGTTCCCATACTCTATTCTAATATTTAGTAATACATTTATCATGTTCTTCATTCCATGCTTGATTATAAAACCCATCAGAATAATGTCCAACATCTATTTTATAAGTAGTACCTATTTTTGCACCTAATTCTAGATTATCAATGCAGAATTCAACATCATAAAAATGGAATCCCTTTATCCAATCTTCATCATATTTAGTTTTTAACTATTTACGATTTATCATCATAAAAAAACCATCAACACATACAGATGGAACTATATCTTCATGACGATAATTTGGAGCAAACATAACTATCATAGGTTTAGTCTTTTTACGATGTAAATCGTTTTTTCTAAACTATATTAATCCACCTAATGGTATTCCACTTTTTCCTAACCAACTACCACAATCAAATTTATTACTACCCACAGCTCCTAATATTGCATAATCTGGATGTTCTGTAAATAGATCTTCGATTATTTTATTCCATCCATTAGTTAATAATATTATATCGTTGTGACATAATAATATAATATCATTTGGAGATTCTTTTATAACTTCGTTATATGCCTAGCAAATAGTTTTACCATTTGATTTATTACAAATCTTTGGTATTATATTTATTTCACCATCTGCTGTCTACTTTAAATTGTCTAAAAATTCTGTATCTTTAGATAAATCTGGTGTACAAAACGCTACTGTTATCATTGTTTTATTTATTATGGTAGTATAGGAAGCGATCAAACTTCCTATACTTATTATATTCTTAAATATTTATTTAAAACGGTAGTTCTGATGCTTTAGTTCCATCAGTTGTCTCTGTCTTAATATCCTCGTTTACTTTTTCTTCTTTGTCTTCAACAATGGGGCGTTCAAATATATCAAAATCTTTTTTCTCGATAGTAGATGGATTAACAGACATTGGCTCAATGAATGTATATTTACTACTATTTGGAAATTGCTTATAACCACGTTTGTTATAAACTATTTTAATACGTACAGGTACATTCTCAACAGTACCGTCAATTACATTGTTTAACAAATCACTTATCCATGAACATAATTCACTAAACGTACTTACGTTTATATTTAGTTTATCTTCTGAATAATAACATTTTAATATTTGTAATATTCTAGACAATTGTCTATTTTGACGATCCTGAAATGCAGTATCTGTTTGATTTGCAATCTTACGAGGTTCCCATTCGGTGTTTATAAATGTTGCACCGTCTTTTTCAAATGTAAATTCGATAAATGAATTATTATTAATACTTTTATCTACACGTACTTTCGATAATTTAACATTCTCTTGAATTCCTGCTGAAAGAAATAAAGAATTATCTCTTTCGTTATCAACTTGTTTTATTGCTTCTACTGAACTATACATAATTATTAATTTAGATTTGGTTTAAATATTTTATCCCAATAAGTAGTGATTTGTACATCACCATTCTCATTGATTTGTGACTCTGCTAGAGTTATTTCTTTTCCAGCTAAATGTGAAGCCCTGGCTTGTGAAATTAATCCACCGCCCTTAAAGCTAACAATAGTTTTATTATTTTTTCTATAAACATATCCAACAGCATCCGCTTCGCCTTCAACAATTCTAGCTAGTTTACCAACTAAGTCTAAATCCATTTTAGTGACTTCTTCGCCATCTTCATTTATATTTATATCTTTTGTATGACCAATTAATATAAATTCATCACACAAACCTTGAAATGTATGCAGCATTTCTTTAACTGCTGTTCTTATCCAAGGCCAACCACCACCATGTTCCATAGTACGAATGTCAGTACCTTTATAGTTTTTACCTTGCGGTGTTCGCCTATAAAGTTCTATTGCATAGTCCATACATATTTCTTCTAGTGCTGTAGAATTATCTATTGTTATACGTTTGTATACGTTATGCCCCGCTTCTTTATTTTTCAAATATATAGCATTTGCTATTTCTTTTAAATGTTCAGCTGTTCTAGCTTGGACTGCTACTGCATCCATAAATTGAGAGCCACCTTCTAAATCTATAATTAAATTGTTATCTAATTTAGCAGCTAGCGTTGTTTTACCAGTTTTTGGTAAACCAAACAAAATCAAGAATCGAGGATTTTGTATTTTAGCCTTTATAGGCTCTGTTGGTAATATTAGCATAATTTTATTTGTTTATTATTTATACTACCTTTGAAATTTTTGCTATATTTGTTAAATTATATAAAACGATTTGTGTTTTTTTATTTTAATTATAATGTCAATTACTTCACGATTTACAATACGATGATTGCTATTCATGTATAACGACATTGGAAAATATTTACGAGGAATTAGGTCATAACCTACTTGTACAAAATCACCACGATCTTTTACTGGTGTATTACCAAGCATAAAATCATAGTCGTCATGTCCTTCTGTAAAATTATTACCTTCAAAATAAATATATAAATCTTTATCTTTGTTTGTGGTCTTATGTGGATCACCGAAGATACCAATAATATCTTCTAAATTATATTTAGGAATTAAATTCATATTTTTATTAGTGTCCATATATGGATATTTATTAAATATATTTGTTAACAGCATTTCATTCAATGCGTTATTATCACTAATATTATTACTATTATTGCCTTTATTTTCTACTTTAAATGTATATTCTTTCATATTGCTAAAATTTTTTAATTGGTACTTATAAGTTAAGTTCTTCTTTTAGGTCATTGTAAGCTAAGTTGTTCTCGAATTGTAAGATTGCTGGTTTTCCAGCATCTCTATTTTTAATAATGTGTAAAAACACTTTATTATCTGTTCTCCAATGATTTACTCCATAACTTGAAATGCCTAATATTTCAGGACGATGAATTACTATTACATAATCACTTGCTTGAAATATAGAATCTGCTGAACTTATATCACTTCGCATTGGGAAGTGCATTGCTGGATTATTAACTCTATCTGGTTTTTCTATCTCTCGGTTCATTTGAGCTACTTGTATTATACTTGTTAACGGTAATTTCTTAACGTCAATAAATACTCTTTGCAACGAACTCACAGTATCTAATACTGATCCTACTTGATTAGTAAGTAAGACATGGTCAAATATCACTATAAAATACTTTCCAGTATTTTCTACATGATCTCGATAGAAAGACATAATTGTTTTTCTAATTTGGTCTGGTGTACCAGATTTATCACAATAATATATTGGATATGATTTAAATTGACTTGCTACTTTAATGACTGCACCGAAAGAGGCGTCATCAAGGTCCTCGTAGGCACTATACAATTCAGAAGTTGTCTTATGCAGTTTGCTTGTGATCTTTCTTCCAATTTGTCTATAGCTCATCATTTCCAAATTAAATGATAAAACAATTACTTCTTTATCAGAATTTTGTTCTATTAAATCAGTTTCAATCGTGTTCACAAATGAAGATTTACCACTACCAGATATACCAGTTATGGTATATACAGTATTAGGTTCTATTCCACCCATACAATACTTGTTGAATTTATGCCAATGTGTCTTTAAAGACTCAATTGTATGTTCTTTACGAGCTTTTACATAATCAATTAATTGTTGTGAAGCTGTAGATATATTATCTATTTTAAGTTCAGATGAGTTCTGTACCATAATCAGCTTTTTTTATAGGTTGAATAATATCTTCTTTCATTTGTTGTTCAGAAGTTTCCCATTCGTGGCTTGTTAGCCACTTGTACATAGTTTTCATATATCCTAATTTATTAGTCATCATCTTATTATCAATTTCGTGTTGTAAACATTCCATAATATGATTATGCATTGCAACGCTTTTACCGATTGTTTGACGATATAATATACGACACCTATTTACATTAGTTCTTAAATAACCACGAGTACCATCGGGTCTTTGAACTATAGCTGGGAATAAGTTGTAAAATTGTTCAAAAGGATCATCTATATTGCCTATCAAATCCTTGAACTCTTGAGTTACCTCATATACACTTGTAGTATCATTTTTAGCACATGATACCAACTTTCTGTCTATTAAATCTTGTATTTCTTTATCTGCAATAAGGCTAATTACAGACGTGTCTTTTTGATTATTAGTTGATTTATCTACTACAAGATTTAAGAACACTAACTGTTCTAATGTTAATCCTTTTATTTTTTTTAAATAACTAGTGTCTATATTAATCATATTCTTACTATTAAATAGCTTGTTTATGTTTGTAGACTTTTGTTATGTTTGTATTACCACAAGCTTAATTGTCGTGGTTGGATCTTTTCAATTATTTTACGTGCTTCACTTATATAATAAGCAAAGTTTATATTTTTTGGCATTTCTGTCGGTAATTTATTCAGGAGCGTTACTCCTGAAGCGCAAACTATAGTTTCATAATTAGTTCTTCTACCATTAACGATTTCACATCTCTTTAAATATGCGCCATCAGTAGATGCATAAAATCTATTTATACGTTGAACTAATTCGTTATTGTATTCTACTGAAAATTTCTTATTTACTTTTTGGTATGTAAGAAATCTTCTAATATCTTTACAGGATTTTATTGTCTGCTCTATTGGTGTTCCAAATACCAAATAGTCTATAACAGCATCCTTTATAATAAGATATTCCATTCCCTTACCTAATTTGGTTTTGTTTATGAACATACCTTTTAACTTAATTAGTTTCTTGTCACGTGATTCAGTAAAGCCTTCACTAACTGCTATATAATCATTTATAGCAAATTGATACATTGCTTCATACTTATCTTCTTCTAAATTAAGTTGTGTTAGCTTTTCCCATTCATTACATTTCTGTTTGAATAGTTCATATGTGCTCTTTTTTACAATAACAAACAAACCATCAGTATTTGCTTGAACAATCTTTATACCAACGTTTACTAATTTTTCAACTAGCATCAATAGTAGTAATTGACCATTTATCCTAATCTTCATAACAGTTTCTGGGGAATATACCCAACTGTTCTCATTTTGAAGATTGCCAGACAGTCCATTTAAACAATATTTAAACGTTATATTCTTTAATTTTTCTCCATTATGCTTTGCTTCAATTCTTTCTTTTTTAATATTAGAATAAATCTTTACAAACACATTATTTAAATGTGGTGGACAAAAATTATAAGATATTAATAACGATGGATATAGTGATTCTACATCAACATCTATTAAATATTCATCTACTTTGGGTTTAATAGTCTCAGGATTGTTCTGAGTATGAATACCACCAACCCCAACTGAATACTTACAATGATCATAAATAAATTTATTATTGTAAGCCCTTCTTCCGGCTGATACAGTTTGTTCTTTCATTTCTTCAAGAACTTTTTTCAAAATTGGAGTATCAAATTTTATAAATGGCAAAATAATATCATTTAATTTTATAGTAGCTTTTGGACTACGTAAATCTTTTATATCTTCCCATTTTAAATGAGTACTCTGTAGGTACTTTTGTTTAAGAATTTCCATACCAATATTAACATCATCTCTAGATAAACAAGATATGTTATATGTATCTTCAATCCATATTCTTAAATCTAATTGTTCTTTACAACGATTTAATAGTTCTATAGTAGCATTAACATCATTTAGATTATAAGCTATCATTTCATCTATTTTATTAATAGGTAAAAAATCATTGAAATCGCCATTAAATTCTTGTACATTATTAAAGTTCATAGTTACTTCCATTTCCTTTAATCCTGTTCTTAATTTAGATGAAAACAGCATTGTTAATAAATCAATACTTTCAAAGTATTGCATATATTTCCAATGCTTCCACATGTCTTGATTTTTCTCATTTATAATTATATCTGATAAGTTTTTAATACTATTACATATTCGTGTATATGGCGAATTTATAAGTATTGTACCATATTCAATTATATAATTAATAATAGGATTATCATAATGATGATTGTTATATCCTACAAAATAAGTATCTGTATGAAATTTCTTGTGTAATTTATAATCATTCTCCCAACCACGTTGCTGGGGAATCCTTTTAAAGAATTTTATTATATCTATAATATCATTTTTTCGTTCTGATATTTCAAACATAACAATTTTCTCAGTTTCAGTATTCTTAATAGTAAGATGAAAAACATTTACAAACACTTCAATATCAAATACCCATAATGTTTTATCTCTTATTATCATTTCTATGCTGTTAAACTATAATGTAAATTTTCTTTATTTAGAATACATTTTTCTTTATAACTTTTATTTCCCATACTAATATAAAAACTTTCATTATTTATATTATTATATAAAGTTATAAACTTATCATCTTTAATTTTTTTGGAAAATAGTAATGTTAATTTTTGTAAATCAGCTACATTTTTTGTAGAATTGAAATATATTTTTCTTTGTAAATGTAACATTCCAGGATGATATTCTTTGATATCTACTCTATATTTATACTTATTATTTATTACTTTTTTTCCAAAATGTCTATGACTAGAACGAGGATCAGCCAATGTTTGTGCTAATCTAAGTTCTTGAATAGCTAAAGTTGCATCTTTTTTGTTTTCAGCTAAAAATTTTAACTTTTTTATACAACTATAACATATTCTATCACGATAATATTCAATTAATTTTTTATGATCAATCGATTTATTAATAGATTTTGGTTGTACTCTACGAAAAATATTAAAATTGTGTTTACCACTTATGATTTCATACGCTATACCATTTTTAAAAACAATTTGTTTTTTAGGCTTATCGATATAAGCCTTTCCTTTAAAATCACGCCAATTATTTAATTGATGTGAATATTTCTTTAATACTTCTTTGTCTATCATGCTGCTATATACAAATTTAGTTCTTCTTTCTTTACATCTAAATCAATAAAAGTACTATTATTATAATCTTCCATTTGCTTATTTACTTTATTTATTTTAAGTAATAAAGCATGTTTCATACGTCCAATAGCTTTACCATCAAATGTTTCTATTAATTTATGTTTTACTACAGTACCTTCAGTTAATGGTTTTAATGTATGAATTGTTTCTAAATGAGAAAGTTCTTCTTTCAATTCGCAAGCTTGAAATATTGTTTCAAAGTTTGTGTGTTTACTTATTAATGATAAGTCAATATGTTTGTTTTTATCAAACATACCAAGATTTATTGCTTGTAACATCATTTTTAATCTAACTCTTTTATTTGAAAGTTGATGTATAGTATTTAAAAGAGCTTTTAGATCATATCCTGATCCAACATTTGCTTTACTTTTATCATCACTCATAATATTTTCTGAGCGTATTACGCGCCAATATTTATTTATATCCGAATCTATGCGCTTACGGATTGATATAATGTCATTTGAATTTACTAACATATTTATTTTGATTTTAACATTAAACATATATTAATCAAATTCGAGACATTAGAAAACAGTGTGAGTAGTATAGAAACCAATCTATAGCGATAAAAACGACTACTACCCTAAGTGGTAAGATAAGGAGTCAAACCTCATTCCACATTTCTGTGTGCATTATCATCAATGTTAATCTTACCAAAAATATCGAGCTCCAACCATAGCTCTATATATTATTATATTATATTCCAACCAAATAATAATCAAGAATTTTATTCAGGGATAATTTTTAACCTTATAACAGGTCCATAATTCTCCCCACTATTTAATCTGCATACACCTTCAACAGTTTTACACTGTTTATTATTAATGTTAACAAATTTAGAACCAACAATATTACTTCCTCCACCAAAACGAGCATTATCAAATAATGCATCAACTACAGTTATATAGTCATCATTTTCAATTGCTTTTTCTACAATAGTATTCACCAATCCATTAAATACTATTTTATTTTTATCTTTACCTACTCCACTCAACACACGTGCAGCCTTAAATGCAAAATCAGAAAAAGTAAATTCTTTATAATCGCCAAGTAGATTTCCCCACCATTTTCCACCTGAGTTATTATAATATGCTACTATATTACCATTGTTTTGTATTACTATATTTCTTGGTAATTGATTGTTTTTATTTAATATACTAAGAATTGATGGATCGTCTAATAAATCTTGAATATGTCTTTTGTCACATTCTCTTAATTTACATTTGTCCATACCATTATTCTACTGTTGTTTCTGAATGTATTCCTACATTTATTTCTAGTTCACTATCATTACTATAATTATTGTATTTACGATAATCTTGTAATAGTAGTGAATTTTGTTCTGCTAATTGAGAATACATAGCTGCCATTCTAGTATATTCTTCAGCTACTTTCTTTGCATCTTCAGCACTTGTTCGATTAAGAGCACTTACTTCGATTATTAATTTCTCCAAGTCAGAAAAATAAGTAGTTTTCTCACCTTTCGACCTATCAAATTCATCACATGCTTGTGCTACAGAGGCTGTATTTGGCATAATTATGTTTTCTGAAGGATCAGTAAGAGGAAATCGCAGTGCTTTTCCTTCTTTACTATCAAAAATTATTACACCATGCTCATTAGCATCAATTTCTATGTGAGCTCCTAAAATAGGAATTCTACTAATAACTATTTGTTTAAACGGTCTTAGCATTACATTCTCACCAGCTGCTCTACGTTTATTATAAGTAAGATCAGCATTTGTTCTGTTTACTGTATATAAATCACGAAAACAGAATTGTCCGTATTTACGGAGAATTTCATTATTTTGATCATGTATTGCGGTAATACGCATTACATGTTCCGTTGATTGATTTTCCATTCTTGATAAATTTATTTATTAATAATAATAGTTGTTATAGGTTTTCAATACTATTGGTAGTCATTAACTACGAATAGTCTCAAATCAATGAGTTACCCTAAACATTTACTACTTCAATGATTCTTTCAAATCATTAATAGCTAGTAAGCTATTAAATGACTATTAATTATGATTTTTTGTAATTTTTTATGACTTTTGTAATTTTTGTATAAAAAGAATTTATAAAGTGTGATATACGATTAATTTTTAAACTAGTTATCGTGGTTGTTACCTTAATAACGGGATTCATTCCGAAGAATTGAATAGCTACGCCCATCTTTTAAAAACAATGTACCTTGTTGTCATGAATTTCGGGTACATGACTACCAGTATAGCTGCCGGAATTACCCTCACCCACTATATGAAATTGTTTATACTGCATGAATATATTTCTATATTCTACGAATATCTAGGATTTCAACCTATTGCCAGAGTCTACAGGCTTGCTTCTGCTACCTTAACACATGTTAGTACGACGTACTTTGTGGATATACTTATGACGGTTCAGCGCACATATTTTACCTTACATTTGTGCCCTACTAATAAGTTTAGATATATTTTTAGCGATACCGGTCGGCAGTTAAGTTAGTCTGACTTGTTAATTAAAACTATCAGGGGACTTCTAACTAAGACGAACTTTTGGTTATATTACTTTAGCTTCTTTAGCTATTTCATAATGAGTTTTCCTTCTCATGACACATACTAATATATTTATGTAAACTCTTCTTTCATTGTTTACCGTATTTAGTACTCTAGTCATATTTATACTTTCTCTTCTTATTGGATATAAGCGATGCTCACTATAAATACTTACATGTATTTTAATTGCTTGTAATTACAATAATTATTTAAAGACAGATAATTACTGCCAATGTATTTTATAAATATTAATAAAACTTATCTTATCTTAAGAAATATATCGAATTAGTGATATAGCCCACTTGTTCGGCTTTTGTTTGTCATTTATTTTTGACTATAAACTTATTTTATATTCCGCTTCGTTTACTATGCGGTAGTTCCGTAACATAATAGTAATTTTCTCAGCCAATGTTTATTATATTCTGCTCATTATTTATAAGTATAAGATAGGTTAGGCACAAAGTGATTAGCTATCTGTTCTTCCTACTTATAAGACATTGCTACCATCCCCTTAAACGGAGAAGTATGGGATTAAACCATTAATTTTTATATAGACCCTGTATTTACCATACAGCTATAGTTCACAACTATAGTCCTTGTTTACTTTATTAAATGTTACTTCACATCCAAGCTTCATAAGTACAAGTTCTTTTATAATATAGTTTATTATAAACATGGACAATTTTACACTTATTTACAATATAAGTCATTAACCAATGCACTGAACACTCTTGTGATAATAATTTTTATAGTTACTTATGGACAGCAACTTTTCTACGTTATCTGTATTACAATGATAATATAAGTGTTGTTGGACTTTTTCACTTATTGCTACTCGTGTTTAGACTATAAACCCTTTTTGATATTGTAATTGAAATTACTAACGGTTTATATTTATTGTCAAGGTTTCTTTCCATCTATTATCATTAATGGCGCTACATAGCGATGCCTTACTATCATATCAGGATAGGTTTGCATAAACTGTTTATCCGATACCTTTGTAACATTAGGATTATTCTGTATATATCACCAATCGGTTCTCATATATACTTGCGTGCGTTACGTCCATTCACGCCTTATACATAGTTTTTCATACTATATATATTTCGTAGCTACTTTTGTGCTGTACACATATCTTACTACCCAGTTTGTTTAATTGTTAAATAGGCTCTTTAATGATACAAGCCCGTATTAATGAATCTAATCCAAGAGTATCCAAATTCTTGTTTATATCTATACTATCGTGTCGGTGTATAGAACGACTTACCGTTTTCCATTTTGTTATATAGATTGGAAAATATCTATATTTTGTTCTCCATCTAATTACCACTTTAGATAAAGAGTTATTATTCACACTTACAGTGCGATTTAATGCATTCTGTACATTTACTTTACCTGTTCTCGATATATCTATATTGAGAGGTAATTCCAATTGATTCGGTGTAAATGAAGCTGTTTTTATTTCTACTGCATTTGCCGTAGAAGGTTTTGTTATTATATTACCAATAAAACTACCGGCTATTATAAAAACAATACATATTAGATAGGACTCAAACTTCCGCATACATCTTTAATTTTATTACGAAGTTTATCTATAAATGAAAAATCCTTATCAATTGTAGTTCGAGCATCTAATGGCTTAAAATAATTAGCAATTTCATTAAGTTTTTCACTTATTGATTTTTTATCATCTTCTGTTAAAGTGTTATTATCTAATCTATTTTTAACATCTTTAGGAAAATAAGTAGTCGTTAAAAGTCCTAATGTCATTTTGTCAGCTGCGACACTTGGATCTACAACACGATTTTTATCTTTATCATGCGTTGTAGCTTTTACATAATTTTTTAGCATCGTATCAACATCAAACAATGGATTTAATAAAAAATTCAATTCAGGCATTGCACTCATTTCATGCGATATCTCCTGTATGCTAGGTGTTGTTTTTATTTTTTCACCACCTGTTTGTGTATAAACAGGATCACCTGCTTTATCTTTTATTGCATTGCCATCTTTATCTTTTACTTCAGTTTTAACGATTGGAGTATATGATAATTTTTCTATTGCTTTTTCTTTAGAACTAACTTCAACCAATGATGCTACTAAATCGGCTATCGTTTCATCTGAGGTACTTTTAGTTTGGAAGGCCTTTTTAACAAGTAAAAATGAGCTGATTGGATTTTTCGCATTCTTAATATTTGTCCGAACAAGGCTGGACATACCGTTGATAAGAAAGGAAGTTCCAACAATTTTACATAATTCTTGTATCAAATCACCTATTGTAGCTTTTTTTGCTTCATCTTTTGCGTTTTCATCTTTTGCGTTTTGTACATCAAATGCTCTTAAAAAGGTTATAGCGTCAAACAAAGTAGCACCATTCATATATTTACTACCATGTAATATTGCATTTAAACTATCAGGCAATTGCTCTTTAGTTATTTTCGTAGCATCTTTTGTTTCAATGCCATTAGCAATATCTGTTTTAGCTTTTTCATCTTTCTTTTCATCGGCCTTTGCTTCTTTTGCTAATTCTTTAGGAACTTTAACATCAGTAAATTTTAGTTCTAACTGATCATCATTCTTATTTTCAAGTTGCTTCGGTGTCATATCTGGCAGTGTTACGCCAAATAAAGCACACGCATCCTTAAGAGCATTTGTAGTATGCTTATTTAATAATAATTTTGCTTCATAATCATTATTAACAGCGCCTCTTAATTTAATAAATGATAAAACCATAATCGGATCCATCATCGAATCAGCCATTTCTACCAATTTAGCATCTGGCTTTTTACCACCTTTATCATTGTCCATATAACGACGTTGACTAACGTATGCTAGTCTTGATAAAGTATCTAAAGATATTTTACTATCTTCAATGCTTTTTTGTAGATCTGTCGTAACATTAGTACCAATACTGATTGGTGCTGGCAATGGTTTTTTTACTTCTTCTGCTTTAACAGTTTCAACTTTAACTGTACTAGTTTTAGGAGTACTTTCCTTTTTATCTACTTTCTCTACAATTACAGGTTCTTTTTCTGTATTATTTGCAGGAATTATTTTAGGTGCATTGTTTTTATTAACGCCCTTGTTATGTTTCTTACTCATTATTTACGATTTTTTTTAAATTGATTTTAAAATGTTTATTAAAAAATGGATACTCTTTTACTAACTAAGAATTCATGATGTGTTAATGAACTTAGTTGGTTGATTACGCGCCATAGTTGACGTAGGAACTATTAATGTATTAAAAGCAATCGTGTTTACTTTCACATTAAATGAATTAATCGCTGAATACAAAGATACAATTGTCTTATTATCTAATTTCTTATCAAATAAATCATATGTATCTACTACTAGTGCATTAAATGCATTACTAATAGGTATTTGTTGACTAGTAAGTTCTTCTTGCTTTTTTGAATTCCTACCTATGACAGTTCCAATAACTATACCAACAACTAAGCAAAATAATAATTTCCAAAATATTTCATTGCTTCTGTTGATTCTAGCTATTACAAAACAGGCGACTAAACCTATTAAGACTAAAACCGTTTGTAGTAACATAATGTTATTAATTTTTGTAATTTTTGAGAATTTTTCTTAATTTTGCTTTAGATCTACTTATGTCACTTTTTACAGTGCCAATAGGGATCCGCATTAATTTACTAATCTCTCGATATGGTAGATTACTATAGTAGTATAATGTTAAAATCTTACGTTTAATAGGACTTAACTGGCACATACCTTTTTCTAGGAGTTCGCGTAACTCTAGATTTATTATATCAGCATCTGTATTATTACAAGATACTTCTATATCTCCTATATTATCATCAATATCAACATTACGATTGCTGTTTTTTAATGATCTAATATAATCTATGCATGTGTTTACTGCTATAGCTTTTAGCCAAGCTTCAAAACTTATATCATTTATATATGTATTTAATTTAAGCCATGCTTTTAAGAACGTACGATTGAGTACTTCATCTGTTAGACTAGTATCTTTCATAATATAACTAATGTTATTACGTATCTTATCTTTATACATATTATAAAGTTTTGTAAATGATATTTCATCTTTATTCTTAGCGTTTTCGATTAAGATTTTCTCATTCATTTAACTGTTTTAAAAAGGAAGATGTAGGATATTTGTAGCGTAATAATTACGCCACTCATATTCTGCATCTAAAATATTAAAATGTAAATTTGCCATTAATTGTGCTTTTTCATTGTGTGTCAATACTGGTAATTTACTTACCATATTACATGCTATTTTTTCAAATACTAAATTTGTTTTTCTAGTATTTAAGTCAATACACAATGATATGTTTTTGTTAACAAAAGCACAAATATTCCAGAATTTATCTTTAATGAGGTAATTTTGATCACATAAAGATAATAGTTGTGTAATTGTAACTGTTTTATCTTTTTTATCATCGAAACATATATTACTGTTTGCTAAATAACGATACTCATTATATAATTCATTTAATGACATTGTAAAAAATCTAGCTGTAGTACGTAAAAATACATATTTATCAGCTAGATTTAATTGTGAAATATCTGGATATCCCTTCCAAAAATTCCTATAATCTTTAAACATCATACTCTTTATTATTTATGTATTTTTCCATTAAGGAAAATATAAAATCTGTAATGCTTATAGACCAGCCATTATCTAATTGCATTCTATTTTTAATGTAAGATAATGGTAATTGTTCTTTTTTAAGAACTAAAAATTGTTTAATCCAAATATTGATATCGTCCTGCGTTACTTTTTGTGGATCTAATTCATTATAATCTATAAATAAAGGTGATTGTGGTAATTCTATTCCTTCAAATAATGGAATAACGAATATTTTCCTAGAAGTTTTGTCATTAAAATTGTAAGTTGATAACGCATCGATTTCTTCTTTTGTTAAGGCAACAATATTGCCCTTTAAAAATTCTCTAAAATCTATGCCATTTAATATTTTTAATAGAGAATTTCCAATTATATTTACTAAGAATATCCTATCTTGTAAATATATAATGTATTGTCCTTTATTCATTATGAAATATTTTATAGAACTTTTTACTAATAAAAGACGCGTCAACTATATCTAAGTCATATGTACTTTGTATCGCTAAAGTAAATGTCGACTCGTTACTACATGATTTAGCTAATTTTTTTAAGTTAGCTTTTTCACCAGGTTTATCAAAAAAGGTATATTTAATTACTTTCATCGTACATTTTCTCTATAATTATCTACATCATCTATTATTTGACAATAATTTACTTTTAATTTTTTAAATTCATCAAATGCTATTGGACTTAATATTCCTACGGGATAATTATAATTAGTATATTCAAATAATTTATTTATACGTGCAAATCTAGCATTTCTGATATTAGTAGATAGTAAAAATATGTTACTATATCTGTTAATATCTTCATATAAAATATTAACATATGCTATATATACCTTTTGATTTTTTAAGGCATATATCCATTCTTCCGGCATCCGTTTCTTTATGTATCCACGAAAGCCTTGTTTGCTTATTTTCTTTGATCCAACCATTTCTTTTTTATTTGATATTTCTAATTCATCAAGACTATAATATTTATGATTTGATAATGTTATACTTATATTATTATATAATTCATTACTACTAATCATTTTAAGTACTATGCTAGTACCTATAACCTGTAAATATACAGGTTTTCTACTTATAATTATAGATATATACTCTTCATATGTCATAATAATAATAATATTATTAATAAAATTAATATAGCACTTAAATACTAAAGATATACATGCTATATTAATATTTTATAATTTGATATTATGTAAAATATTGTAAGATTTTAATTTTAGTAGTGTGCGATCCAGTAGGACTTAACCATCAAGGGTCTCTACTAAAGGTTATTAATCTTAGATACTTAGGATACATCAATATCAAATCTTTTGATAGATTTACCTATTTTTTCCAACATGATAACTTGCATTATTAGCTACACTTTCAGTGTTACTAGCTACACTTTTATCTGTAACATCGTGCAACTGTTGAGCGTCTTCCGGTAAGACTTCATTCTCAGTTTTACTTTTCCAACTGCTAAAATATGTAGCTACATCTTTCGAAGCAAACAATTCTTGCAATTGCGAAATTAACAATGCTGTTTCTGTATTTAAATGATTTAAACCATTTGAATACACTTTTTTAATCTCTTCTGATTTATTATAATAATCTCTAACAGATAATGTACCTGTTTTAAAAGTTTCACCGAGCTCGGTTAGACTCTTTAAACGGATTTTAAAGACTGTTTCTTCACCACGTTTATATCTAAGTAAAATAAGTTGACGACATCTCTCAAACTTATTTTCACTTAAAATCATAGAAGCTTGTTCAATCTTTATTTCTTGCTCCTTTTTTGTAATTTGTTCTGCAGCAGCTTTCAACGCATCCACATTCATTAATGTTTTTTTGGTGATCTGCTCTTTTATATCACCATCAACATCTAAAGACATAAAGTCATTTGTCTTTTTTTCTTCCATTTTGATAATTTTTAATTGTTAATACTTTTATTTTGATAATATTGTTTTAATAATTTATTTTTAGAAATACCAAATAATTCACGTATAGTGGATGGATTTGTTTTTCTAATTTCAATTATATCTGCATTTTTTTTAGTAGCTTTATAGCTACTATATAAATGTGTTCTATCCTCTTTCAATTTTAATTTTTTTATCATTTTAATAATTTTAATTTAAAAGTAAGCAGATTAGCCACCATCGGTTGTTACTTTATACGGTAATAGAAAGGTTGTCCAACCCAGTGCATAACTAACAAGACCTAATGTTATCAACAAATAGTCCCTAAATTCACGAAGGATAATAGTCTTACCAATTTTACTCATATAATATATTCTTATTTTCAGCCGACTACAACGTTCACAATCTTATTCGGAACAACGATAATCTTCCTGATATTCTTCCCGGCAATCCATTTCTGTGAATCGTCATGCGCAAGTACCGTCTTTTCAATGGCTTCGCGGTCAATGTCGACAGGGAAATCAATGGAGAAACGAGCTTTGCCGTTAAACGAGATTGTGTATTTAACGGAATCTTCTTTCAGATATTCTTCATTGCACACAGGCCATTGTGCATCGCAAACGGATGCCGTATGTCCCAATGCTTCCCATAACTCCTCGGCAATGTGCGGGGCAAACGGAGCAATAAGCACAACCAAGTCACTCAACACCTGCTTGTTGTTGCACGTCAAAGCTGTGAGTTCGTTTACGCAAATCATGAATGCACTGATAGAAGTGTTGTATGAGAAACTCTCTATATCTCCGGTTACTTTCTTTATCAGTTTGTTAATGCTTTTCAACTCTTCTTTCGTGGCTTCACCGTCGACGGGGATAAACTCGTCGGCCTTGTTCCAGAATAAGAACCAGAATTTGCGCAAGAAACGGTGAACACCGTCTATTCCGTTAGTATCCCACGGTTTCGATTGCTCAACAGGCCCGAGGAACATCTCGTACATGCGCAGTGTGTCGGCGCCGTATTTCTCAACAATCATATCGGGATTAACGACGTTGAACATCGACTTGCTCATCTTTTCAACAGCCCAACCGCAGACATACTTGCCATTTTCCAATACAAACTCTGCATTGTTATATTCCGGTCTCCACTTCTTGAAAGCCTCAACGTCCAATATATCATTCGATACAATATTTACGTTAACATGTATTGGCGTAGTATCATATTTGTCTTTCAACCCGAGAGAAACAAAAGTGTTTGTATCTTTAATTCGGTAAACGAAGTTGCTTCGTCCCTGAATCATTCCCTGATTAACCAGTTTTTGGAACGGCTCTTCCTTAACCGAAACTCCTAAATCAAATAAAAACTTGTTCCAGAAGCGCGAATATATCAAGTGCCCTGTTGCATGCTCGGTACCTCCCACGTACAAATCGACATTCTGCCAATAACGGTCGACCTTTTCCGAAACCAACGCCTTATTGTTATGCGGATCCATGTAACGAAGATAGTATGCAGATGAACCTGCAAAACCCGGCATAGTATTGAGTTCCAACGGATAACCTTCTTTTGTCTTCCAGTTCTTGGCGCGTCCCAATGGCGGTTCGCCGGTTTCCGTCGGTAAATATTTGTCTATTTCAGGCAATTCAAGAGGCAGTTCGTCATCACTTAAAACATGAGGTATTCCGTCTTTGTAATACACCGGGAACGGTTCACCCCAATAACGTTGGCGACTAAAGATGGCATCGCGCAGGCGGTAGTTTATCTTTACTCGCCCGAGATTATTCTCGGTTACGTACTTCTTTGTTGCTGCAATTGCCTCTTTTACTGTCATGCCGTTGAGATTAAGTTGTCCTTCCTTCTCTTGTCCCGGCTTGGGTGAATTCATCATTATGCCGTCCTTGGCATCAAAGCTCTCCTCGCTGACGTCGCATCCTTCAATCAGCGGACGAATTTCAAGGCCGAACTCTTTGGCAAAAGCATAGTCGCGACTGTCGTGCGCCGGTACGGCCATAATGGCTCCCGTGCCGTATCCTGCCAATACATAATCGCTAATCCAAATGGGAATAGCTTCATTTGTCAACGGATTTATAGCATACGAACCTGAGAATACTCCCGTAACCTTGCGGTCGGCAATACGTTCACGTTCGGTTCTTTTCTTTGTTCTTTCCAAATATGCCTTCACGTCTGTTTGTTGAGCCGGAGTAGTCAACTCGGCAACCAACTCACTTTCCGGGGCAAGTACCATGAATGTAACACCGAAGATAGTATCTGCACGCGTAGTGAAAATAGTAAACTCAACGTCGCTGTCTTTTACTTTGAACTGCATTTCAGTACCTTCGCTACGCCCTATCCAGTTACGTTGTGTCTCTTTAAGCGAATCTGTCCATTCGATAGTGTCCAATCCGTCAAGCAGGCGTTGGGCGTATGCCGACATACGCAAGCACCATTGGCGCATCTTCTTCTGCACAACAGGATAACCGCCGCGCAACGAAATTCCTTCAACAACTTCATCATTGGCAAGCACCGTACCTAACTTCGGACACCAGTTAACAACCGAATCTCCAAGATAAGCTATACGACAATTCATCAAAGCATCGCTTTTTGCCTTTTCGTCCTTGGCTTTCCATTCGTCGGCAGTAAACAAAAGTTCTTCGCTGCAAGCAGCGTTAATGCCTTCAGTACCTGTGGTTTCAAACTTCTCTATAAGTTTATCTATCGGTTGGGCTTTGTCCAGGTCTTTATCATAATAACTGTTGAACATACGGATGAAAGCCCACTGTGTCCAGTGATAATATCCGGGGTCGCACGTACGTACTTCACGGTCCCAATCGAAAGAAAAGCCAATCTTATCCAATTGGCTGCGATAACGGTTTATATTGTTTGTTGTTGTAATTGCAGGATGTTGTCCGGTCTGAATGGCATATTGTTCTGCTGGAAGCCCGTATGCATCATATCCCATCGGATTAAGAACATTAAATCCTTGTAACCGTTTGTAACGGGCATAAATATCTGTAGCAATATATCCCAACGGATGCCCAACATGCAAACCCGCACCGGAGGGATAAGGAAACATATTCAGTACATAGTATTTCTTCTTTGTTTCGTCTTCTACAACATGGTACGTTTTATTCTCGACCCATTTTTTTTGCCATTTCTTTTCAATCTCGCTGAAATTATATTCCATGATGACCGTATTTTATTATCTATTTTAATTTTTTTACCATTTTGATAATTTTAATTTAAAAGTAAGCATATTAGCATATTTGCATACCTTATTTTGCTAAATTCCCATGTCCTTCATTCAAATCACGTTTGAACATGATTGCCGTCAAATAGCTTGTATTATATATAATATAATATTAGGGGTCTGGAATGCTTACCAATTACTTTATTCATATGATAATAATTAATAATTATTTGTTAATGAAGAATATTTCGTTATTCATCATCATTGTAGCGCATCTTTCTATCCTTTTTTTTAAAAGGATTTAATTTAGCATGTTTTGCTTTAGTGTGAAAAGTAGGATTATTATCGTTACCACTTCTCTTTTTTTTGTCCTTAAAAGTTTTGCTCATGACACATAACTTTATTCTTAATACAGCATTAAATATTGAAAATATCCAAGTGACTTATGCTTAATAGCTTGTTTACAATCACCAAATATTGGTGAATTTATAACAGTCGCACCATCTTTTATAGCTCCAAGTAACTGTAAATATGTTAAATTAAACTTAAGATCTGTAAAATTCTTATTCCATTCTACAATTTCTCGTGAAACGTTTCCAAATTCTGCTGGACGTGTTACTTTTATACTATCTATACCAACATAATCACAAAAATACGAATATTTATTATTTCCATTAAAATTTGCATGAACTGAATATTCTATATAAAGAGTAATACAAACTTTATACTTTTTGCCATCTATGATTTTTTCAATATTTTTTGAAAATTCTGCATGTTTGTCATCATTTATGGCAATTCGATCAAATCCCATTTTATAAAATACACCAAAATCTAATAAAAAATTAGTAGTTATAGTTTTTGGTGAATGCCAACGATGATTTATAAACAATCGTTGTTTAATCATTTCTTTATTAGAAAGCATAGCTAAATCAAGTGATAGATTTTCATTAAAATCTTTTACTATATTTGCACGTATACCTTCAATTGGATAAGGACATTGTTTGTATTTTACTAATTGTCCTTTGTTGATGGAAACCATACACTTATTTTTATCAACAATCCTCATAATTTTTATATTTTATAATTATTCCGTAGAATTATACGAAAAGTAAATTCATTTATTTGTTTAGAAAAGTTACTTTTCATATATGCGATATTAAACGCAGTAGGATAATCGTGGATAAACAACAAAATATTTTTTATTAACATTTTTGTATCATCATCGTGCTCTTCGTTAATAAATTTTAATATTCTTAAAATATATATCCATTCTTTTGGAATAGATTTTGTAAACTCTTCTACGATTACAAGTGATTTTATTTTTTTATATAATTTATCCAACATTGTATCAATCGTATTTCTTTCTGCAGTTGTACGATGTATCATTCGAATATGTCCGGATTCATCGATGCTGATGTTTTTTATTTCTCTAGCATCAAAAATCCTTATTGATCCATTTTTACCACGAAATTGTGTATTCGCGGTATTACTAATTGATTTAGCAGATTCATCAGTAATCGATTCTGCTGGTATTTGTGGATCGTCAATGCAAATTAAAACAAAGGCGCGTTTCATATTAATACGAATTATTTTTTCTTATTGATAATATACTATCTATATATTTATTTAACTTAGCATCATAATCTACACGTTTATAGAATTTATAATGTGTTTTATAATTAGCAACAATAAATTGTTTTGTTATTGGTACTTTACTTTTTACCAAAGTATCAATTATAACTGCTAAACAGTTATTACTAATTGTATAATATACAGAATCTGTTAAAAACTGTGCTTTACTAGCATTTCTATCTAATATTGTAGATGAAATGATTTCTTTAGTTGTCTTTTTATGTTGGCAACTACTAAGATTAAATACCATTACAATTGCAAATATAGCAACTGTAAACATTAAGAATTTTCTAAATTTACTCATAATTTATTGATTAAATTAATAATTTTATAAAATCTAATAAAAGATAAGTATGAACTTTACTAATAGCATAACTTCTACATTATTAAACTTATTAATTGTTCATACTTATCAGGATATATATATTAATAATTGAGGACTATTTAAAAGTATTACTATATTCACATACCATAATACTAAGTAGGTTATACAACTATATTCACCAACTTTAAAACGAATAATTATGTCAAACATTAGTCTGTTAAAAAACAGATTGTATTCACACACTATCTATTTATAACTAGTGCCCTTTAAAAACATATATAACAAAATAGTTATTAAAAAACCATTCACGGTTAATTAACTTTTTAATTTTAATTTATTGCATTATCTTCATTTTCATTTACTAATTCTTTATTGATTAAAAAGTAAATATAATTTATTGCAAATAATAGAATTATTGAAGATATAAATGCAATTATACTTATCATTAATATCAAATGAACATTTATTTGATTAAAAAAGTCCATTAAACATTTAAGATAAAAGCTACTAAATATTGACGTGATGCCAACTACTCCTGCACTAATTAATATTAATATAATAATATCTAAGCTTAAGAATAAAGATATTAATAAAATAGTGTCAATAACTTGCGTTGTTATTTTCATTATGTAAATTTAATTATTATAAAATATACACAACTAATAATTATACATAGAATCATAAAAGCTCTAATCATTTTCACAATACTCAAAATTACTTTTGTTCCATTCCTTTGTGTCATAATTATATACTATACTTTTATCATTGATGTCTGTATTTTCATCAATGGCAATACAAATAAAACATTTACTTCCAACATTACTATTTACTAATTTTAATAGATCAAAACACATACAATTACATTTATTTTTAAATATAGCGCAATCTTCACATTTTGTAAATGTACTATTAATTTTAAGTCTATATACTTTATTATTAAGTATAATTCTAGGCAATTTTCTAAATTTACTCATAATTTTATCGATTACGTCTATTAAGTTGTGCAGCTCTAGCTATACAATTATAATCAAGTTCTGATGTTTCATCATCGATATCAACTGTTATTGTTTTACCAATTAGTTTATTCGCTTGATATAATTTAAGTAATTGATTATCAATGGAATTAGTATTACCTTTATCAGTAATTATATGTAATACTTTCATACTACCGATATCTTCACTTGTTACATTTATTATTTTTGCTGATGTTTGCATAATATTTATAATATATCATTATCTACAGTCTTTAAAAACTGTAATTTATATATAACTGTATATTCTGGATAAATCAATGACAAGAATGCATCATTGTTCATACTTACCCATTGTATAGTACATAACTCATTATTACTATCTGTGCCTTTTTGTGTATATGTTATACATAACGTATTATGTATAGATGAATAACTTTTTACAGGTACATCGTAATTAATTGTTATAGGCTCTTTGCAATCAATATGTAGCATATTATTATCTAAATCAACAAGTATAATGATTTTGTTTACTTCCCAATTAGTAAATTGAGAATCAACAATTTTATAACATGTTTCTGTAGATTGCCATACATTGACTTGAGATTTTGCACATATACTTATCATACATATACAAAAAAATAATATAACTTTTTTCATTTTTATAATTTTTTTATGATATCTCCTCCATATGAATCTTTAGTAATTTTAATAAATTCATGGATATTCATATAATCATGCTGAAGATCAATTTCATGATCTCTAGCGAATGATTCTCTTCCAGCCTTGCAACTCCCGGTAAGAATATGATGCCAAATAAATAATTCAGATACTGGATATTTCTTGTCAAAGTCGCTAAAATGCTTCTTAAACTTATCTATCCTTTCTTCCTCCGAGAAATCATCATATAGCTTTTCACGAAGTGATGCAAATGCTTTGTGCAAAGTTAATCCGTGAGCAAATTTATTATCTTCCTTTACTATAAAGCAAGGAATCAATGTCAGGTCATTTTGTAGTATACATCCTTTGGCTATATTATTTTTTACAGAAGTAATTATTGTTGGGAGGTTATCTATTCTATACACTTTATTATTATTTATTGAAACGATTCCATAACTAGAGTAATTATTAACGATATCGCCATTACCATATTCATTACCACATCCATTACTATCGCCATTACCATAACCATTACTATAGCCATTACCATATCCATAACCACATCCATAACCATTACTATCGCCATTACCATTACCATTACCATCACCTAAACCATCACCATAACCATTACCATAGCTTGAACCTTCTCCTGAACCGCTTCCTTTACCAAATCCATCAGTATATCCGGAGTTATAACCATTACCATAACCTGAATCATCATCATCATCATAAATATAGTTAGATTCATCGTTAGAGAAATGACTGTTGTTTGTTTTTATGAATTCATCTATTGTGCTGTCCATGGTTTAACACTTTCAATCGATTCTATTGCTTTTTCTGTACAAAGAATTGTCTCTATTTCATCCGATATTTCTACAGATGGGACATAAACTGTAAATTTACAATTATCTTTTTTCGATGTCCCATCAACAGCCAACTGGTTAATGGTTGCAGCACCAGCCCAGTACCATATTTTACGGGCATTGGTTAATCTTGCATTATGACCATCTTTTGCTTCCAATGTTCCATAATATACGCCAGATCTATCTCCACGTACTATAACTTTCTTTTCTAAAAAATTTGATTTCATAATTTTAAAATTTATAATAAATATTCTTTCCAAATTTCAATAAAAGTTTGGCTTCCTAAATAGAGAGCTGTTTCTTTATTAAAAGAGCCAAGCCAAAATCTAATAGATGAGTTCATAAATATTAAGTCATAAGAAAAGCGAGCTTCAGTACAAGCATTAAGATCTTTTATATTATTCCACCAAGGAAAATATATTCTTTCTTCTCTTGTATGTCCAATATTCAATGCTTCGCTAATTGTACATAACTTATAATAGGCTTGCACATTTTTTGGCATATTATCCAAATAACGTGGTTCATCTTTACCTAAAAGAGTGAGAGCCTTTTCATAACTTTTTACTTTTCTCATTTTTATTTGTAATATATGTAAATATCATACAAATACCTTTTATTATAACGATAATGGATATAATTGAATCTATTATAAACCATTTAACATTAAGTATAAATAAAACACCTAATACAAACAACAGTACTCCTATACATAGTATTGTTATTCCATTATTAAATTTTTTCATATCAAAATTATTTATATTTAAAAAGCTATATATTAGAAAGGTTGTTTTGTTATGAATGTACGTTTACAGTGATTACACCGGCAAAGGAAATACTCACATTCTTCATCACCTTCAATGCTATGAACAATACTAATATCATCACTTTTACAGTAAGGACAACTTGTTTTTTTACATACTATCAATATTAAAAAAACAATACACATTACGAAGATTAACAATAATAAATACAACATAATTTTCTATCTTTTTTGTTGATTAATAATTCTATCTCAATTCAAGATTTGTTGTTTACAGTAATGCAGTAAGTATTGTTACATACTCACTGCATTATTTACTATCGACGTTGATAACCATTTTGCGGTTGTCTCTGTTGTTGTTGTTGAGGTTGTTGTTGAGGTGCTATATTCTTAGCAGTTTCTTCAGCAATCGTATCTTCTTCTTTAGCAACAGCTGTACTTGCAAACTCACAGGACGAATTGAACAATCCTTGTGCAAGTATCTCTTTACTATTGCCACGTTCATAGACATACTTGCAAGCATCACTATCGTAGTACTGCTTACAAAATACTTCCAATGCATTATACAATCTATGACCTCCATTAAGATCATCGATGTAATCACCTTTATGATGCATGTTACCAGCGCCATCAACCAAGTCTGACATATAACGTCTATAGAACGGTTTGTCATAAGTCACGACCTCAAATGTTCCATGCATTATACTCATCTCTTCCGGTAGTGGTTTATCTTCTTCAGCATCGCCACCTTTTTCTTGTGAAATATACTTCTTGAATGCATTTACTATACCAGCACTAAAGAAGTTTTGTTTCCTCTCATTTTCACTCCAAAAGTTGTCAGCATTCTTCAGAGTGACTTGCAAATATTCATTACCAGCGTTTGCATGCGCTGTAGCCGGAATCGTATTGATCTCAGCATCTATTACTTTAAACTTTGCCATTTTTTGTATTATTTTTATTTAATATTATCCTTTTTTAATAGTGGTTGTTCATTTTTTATTTTATCCAAATTCCATAGACTATATACAATATTCTATCATGTAAAGTCTATCTTGTTTGGATGATTTCTATTCGTTTTATGATAGTTGTTGTTCATTTTTTATGTTACCAAAATCTATCATCTCTCATGCGATTTCTATCCATTTTCATGTATAAAGTAGTATATACTGTGAATACTACATACTAGGACATCGTACAATGCCCCTCACACGCATTCTCGTGCGTTCTAACGAACTTTCTATGCGAAATGGTATAACTATACCAGACGACATGAGATCGTGCGTTAGAACGCTTTAAAATGCATTTATTTAATTAAATAATACAGTCCCCTAATCCGGGAACTGCATTACCATACTTGCGGCGATCTTCTCGAAAAAATCGCAATCAAGATCTTCTAATTCTATGACATCGTACAAATCAATGCCACGACTATCAAGCTCTTCGGCGAACTTGATATACTCTACGACAACCTCCTCACGGAAGTCTCCATCGTATTCATCAATTTCATCATAATCATTATACCTTCCTAGAGCCCATTTAATTGGGTTCCAGCCTTCGTCTAATATATGGCATACACCATCCATTAGACGATTATCATGACGACTTCTTGTAGCCATCATGGTATAAGCCTCCTCGATAGAAGCTTTTAATACGTTGTTCATAATTTTATTTATTTAATTGATTAATATTATCATACTCAAATAGTTGTTGTTCATTTTATATTCTATCCATTTTCATGGATAAAGTGGTACTGTGAATAATACAGTCCCTTAATCTTGGAACTGTATTATTGTACTCGTAGCGATTCCTTTGAAGAAATCACCATCTAATTGCCACTCATCCCTATCACTTAGATCTACTCCTCTAGCTAGGAGTTCTTGGTAATATTTGATGTACTCCACAATGACTTCCTTCCGGAAATCATCGTCTTCATCATCCTCAATGTCACGGTATCCACCAGCGGCCCATTTAATTGGGTCACACTTCTCGTCCATAATGCAGCATACTGCCCACATTAGACGAGAATCATGGCGACTCTTTATGGCTATTGCACCATAAGCATCGCTCAAACAATTCGTTAACATACTCATAATATCATTTATTTAATTAACATCACACTCAAATAGTTGGTGTTCATTTTATAAGCACCAAACAATGAAGAAGATACCGATTTTATAGCATGCTTTTTCGTTAGACCAATATGCCTGACAAGCTTTGCCATTTGCCACAAAGGTGACGGGGGTATCTTCTTCGATAAAGTAGAGTGGGTGTTCATTTTGGGGGTATTCCTTATTGTCTGATATATACACAACATATTTCAGGACATACCGGATATACATAAAAATACCCCAACATAAATTAATATGCCGGGGTATGAAAGGAGGAGTATCTTTATATTATTTGTTGTTGTATAAGTTACTTAGTTTATCAAACGTAAATACTATTGATAGATTATTATCAACTTGCTTAGTAGCATGTATATTATTAGTGAATAAGTATGCCTCAATTAGTTTACCAGTACTTAGTGAGTATACTAACTTAAAGCAATTAACTGGTATTAGATTAGTATAGTCACAACCACCACAACAAATGAGAAGACTGTCTGTCTACGATAACTAACGTAACTAAGATTCATTTGCTTTCCATATACCACGATTTAGATTTGGGGTTTGTGGCACGGCATTATAATAGCGAAAGGTTAGTTCTTCGGTTGTACGATTTCTAGCAAAGTCTTCAGCATTACACATGTGACCGATATCATAGCCACTACCAGTATAATTAAAATGAGGTAATGATGATTTAAAGGTTAGACCTGTACGACTAGATTTACCACCACCATGCCATAGTTTATAGATAACAAAAGATGGGGCTTCGATTTGATACGAGTAGTATGAAGTGTATATAGGATTCTTTATGATTGTATCTACTTTACTTATAATTTGACTAAAACAGTTGCTAACACTGAATAATAGTGCTATCATTAATATCTTTACTTTTTTAAATAATTTCATTAGTGTCTATATTTTTTTCGTGTAAAACTTAATTGTATGTACAATCGATTAATCATTATCCTAATAACATTATAACTATTACTAACTATATGATAAATACCAGTATGCCAACAATGTGTTAGTGACTTATTGTGTTTCAACTTGTATTTACTAATTGCTTTTATACATAACGTATCATTGCCATGCTTATCAAAGTTTATTATCATTTTGTGTTGGTGGTTTACAAATACTAACGTAAGATAGATCAAAAAGTTGCTTTTAAGGGCTTCTTTCTCATATACTCTTTCTTCGTATATATACTATTGTCATAGTATATATACTCATACAGAGTATTATAGAGATTAATAAATACAGTAAGACAGAGAGATTAATCAACAGAAGAGACAACAATAAAGAAAGAAATATATAAAGAAAGAAAACATAATAGAGAAGATAAGGTTATAGAGAGAGTAATTGCAACCTTTACTTGTTCTATACGTTACTTATTCAAGTAACATACTACATATGAATAAATACATAACTCCATTAATTGATTATATACGATATAAAGTATAGAACTGTGATTTGAAATATATTAATTATATATTATACTATAGCGATTTCAAATCAATACAGTCTTATTGTCGTTCAATGACAAAATCAAGTTATCACTTTATACAAAACATGCCTTACTGTAGCGCTATATTAGCGTCAATGAAACCAATAGAAACATATCATTTAAACCATTGTGATATGGATGCTTTATCGCAGGCTTCTAAGAAAACAATAGATGATGTAATCGAAGAACTGCACATGATCAAATCAAAGACTGGTGAAAAAGGATTAGATGATTTCGTAAGGAATATTTGTAATATTGGTGGCAGACCAACAGTCGATGGTCGAGATATGCTGATATACTTATCCCAACAGTGGGATAGAAAAGAACGCAGAGATGCATTAAAGTACTATCATGATACTGATGAACTAGAAAAACTACTTATGGATGATGGAGATTAGAAAATAGAATGTACTAAATATATATAATTTTTAATATTAAAAATATGAATAAAATAAAATTTATTAAGGACTATGAAAATAGTTTTATGGATACAATGTTTTCAAACGATTTTCTTAGTGTTATAATACCGAAGGATACTGTATTAGAAGTTAACGCTGATGGCATATATGTTTTTACATATACGTTATCTTCAGCATCTATTAACGATACTACAGAAAGTAAAAGTAATGATAACAAAACAGAATGTCCTAGTATAGAAGTAACTACCTATATAGCTTTTGATGAAGATGACGTCGAAAAGTTAATTAGTAATGGAACTGTAATAAGACCTATTACGCAAGAGCAATATGAAAAAGACCTATACAACAAAGCTGTTAAACAGAACCAACAAGATTGTGAAATACGTGAAAGATTAGACAAACTAAATGAAATGTATAATACCAGATTGAATCAACTACAAAGTAGGAGTGACAATGACTTTTATTCTAAAACAGATACTGATATTAGAAAGTATGTTTGTGAATCAATTATAGATGCAATATACTATATAAAAAATGGTGAACAAAAAATAGTAAAAAGAGAAGGAAATATCTAAAATGAAAGAGACAAATTATAAAGAAATGGCTAAGGTTATAAGCGCTGGTCTTGAATATTTAATGACTAAGGATGTACTAGTAAAACCTTTAGAAGTTGTTAAAGTACAAAAGCAATTCGAAGAACCTATAGTTGATAAACGCACTAAAAAAGATGGTATAGACGTAAATGATTATTCTAAAACTAGAACAGTAACAAGGGAAGTTGAATCAAATTTTAAGAAGGGAATCGTATTATCTATACCAACATGTTTAAAAGAAATCAAACAAGATTTTGAAGTTGGTGATATAGTCATATTCCCAAAGAAATTCGCAATAGAATATGATCTATTTAAAGACTCATTACTTGTAAAGCCTTACGATATTGTAGCTGTAGTAACAGAACCTAATAAGGATGGTATCTTAAAGTTAAATGAAGTAATAACGAGTATAATTAAAGATAAAAATGATATCTCCAATAGCAATTGATATATATACAGACGGTTCTTCGAAAGGTAATCCTGGCAATGGGGGACTGGCTTACATAATACGAACAAACGGTATTATGTATAAGTTTGCTCAAGGAGAACTTACTGCTACTAATAATAGAATGGAATTAAGCGCGGCTATTGCTGCGTTTAATGCTATTAAAAATATAGTAATTGATAACAAATTACAGTATATTATAAATGTTTATAGTGATTCGCAATATATAACAGAGGCTATTAATAAGAATTGGTTGTTTAATTGGGTTAGAAGAGGCTTTTTGAATGTTAAAAATTCAGATTTATGGAGTCAATTCTTCTTACTTGTATCTCCATTGATGTTACAAACCAATGTAAAGGTTAATTTTATATGGATAAAAGGGCATAATGGCAATAAATATAATGAAATTGTTGATAAATTAGCGAAAAGTGCCTGTGGTAAACAGGGTATTATAACAAATTATTATTTCAATGAGAAAACAACTGAGTGTTAAATACGATGATTACTTTTTAGATGTATATAGGCAATTAGCTAAAGAATTTAACATGGATGAAGATCAAATAATGGCAATATGCCGAAGTGAATTCAGATACACGTCTGAAATAATGAAAAGTAATAACACAAAAAACATTTTATTTAACAAGTTATTCAAATTTAAACTAAAGAAAAAATATGAAACTAATAAGACCACATGTAGCAGTAATCCAACAGAATCCTGGACTAGATGGAATGTATAAACATATATTGGAATGTGCTAATATAAAGTCTACTACTACTGATAAAGAAACAGTAGACAAGATAATTGACAAGAGTCTATTAGAACACGGTACTGTATACTTATACATTGAGGATAATCAGCAACTAGAAGAAGACTGTGGACCAGAAGAAGGATTTACAGATATGGATGTGTTTAAATACATAAGAAGTTTCTTCGTTAAAAACCCATTTAGTAATTGTATGTACAGACACCAAGAAGGAATCTGCGATAGACTATACATTACAACAAATTATAGAGTAATTGTTGATAATGATCTTAAGTTTTTAATGAAATACTGGTGTGAACCAAATATTGATTTCGAATGTAGATACACTATTAAATGGAATATAGATTACCCTACTTATATTTCTATATTACGGCATAGATTACTTACGACAACGGCAAATAATAGTTTTAAAAGTGTATTGCAGCATTATGATACTGATAAAAAAGATATGAATTTAACATTCGTAATACCAGATTGCATGGATTTAGTTACTACTGGTGAAGCTAAAGCATCTGATATAATAAAATTATGTAATGATAAACTAAAAGATGACAAATTAATTAGTGATGAAAAGCAGTATTTTATATATTTAAAAAATTGTGCATATACAGAAATAGGTTTTAATGACATGTTTAAATCTAATGGAGATGACTATGATACGATTAAATATATATATAATGCACCACTTTGTGTTACAATTTATACCACAGGATTTAGATATGATTGGGCCAATATTCTTAAATATGAAATGAATAATGCAAATGAAAACAAGCGTTTGTTTAATTCAGTATATGAAATTATAGATAATTTAAACACATTACACAATGAAGGTAGGAATAGGAGTGATAACTACTCAACAAAGAAAAGTTAATAGTAATATATTCAATTTGATAAGTCAACCAACAGAATTTTATGTTTATACTGATTATGAACGTAAAGGATGTTCATATGGTAGGAATGAATGCATAAAACATTTGTATGATGCTAAATGTGATTATATATTTTTGTTTGATGATGATACTTATCCGATTATAAAAGGTTGGGAAGATAAAATTATACAGTGGATGAACAAAGAAAATGTTCATGTGACAGGTATAATAGATTATAAAACAAATAAGGCTACGCAATTAATCAACAATGATACACTAGTATTTAATGCGGCTGTTGCAGGACCTTTTTTAGCTATAGATAGAAAAGCAATAGAAACAGTTGGTTATTATAGTACAAAATATACTATATATGGTTGGGAAGATGTTGCTTATTGTGGTAGATGTAAGAATGCTGGGTTGTGTGGAGATAGAAATGGTGTTAAATTACCTATATGGTTAATGATGTATATACACGATGAAGATATGTACAATGAAACAGCATTACAAACATTTTCAGATGAAGATAAAAAGAAAGGAATTGCTTTAAATCAATCAGAATGTGCTACAGAAGTAACGTCAAGTAAATTATATTATGATTATGAAGAAAACCAACGTAGGAAAAACTGATAAGTTTAAATACAAAGGTACACCGCAACAAATCAAATAAATATTACGTTATAACGATAATAACTGTAGAAATACAAGGAAAATTAATACTAGTAAAACTAAGGAAATGGAAGATAAAGAAATTAAAACAACAGTAAAAGATCAAAAACCGGTCGATACTGTTAAAACGAATAAACAACATAAGACTATTAAGAAGGAAACTTCAAAAAAGCCTATGCTGGAAATCAATCTTATTAAGTATGCAAACAACCTATCTCTTGCTATAGCACATGCTAAACAAGAAGCTGGAATAGTGTTAGACAAAGTCGATGAAGAAGCATTAGCAATAGAAGCAGAAACTGCTAAAAAAGCCAATACAATATTTATGAAAGTAAAGAAATTCTTTACTAAGATTTTCAAACATAATAAATAATAATATTTAATAATAGAATTTAAATTTAGAATTATGGACAATAACAATGAACAAGTTGGTGCTACTTACGGAAAGTTAGAACAGACTAAAAAGAGAATAGAGAGATTAGAGAGAGAACTAGGTTCTCGTACTTATACTTCAGAGTTGACAGAGGATCAGAAAAAAGAAATTAAATCGGAACTAGATAATCTAAAAACCGATTATACGGTTCTCTTAAAGAAACTAGAAAATAGTCAGCCTGTAACAAAAGATAAAGACGATACAAGTTTGAATGAATCCGAAGATAAACCCACTAAGGACTATACTAAGCAATCTGTTGAACCTGTTGAGGAATCTACCAATACGGTAGCATAAAACAAATTAAAAAATATAGGTGAGTCTCAACAACTCACCTAACTTATTGCCCTATGTGTGTAATGGTAGCACGGGAGCTTCTAAACCTCCAAGTCTGAGTTCGAATCTTAGTGGGGCCGCTAATTAAATATTAATAATATATGGAATTAAAATATAAGAAACTTGCTGATAATGCTGTTGCTCCTGTAAAAATGCATGATAGTGATGCTGGGTTTGATCTAACTGTATCTAGTATAACTACAGAATTGGGTGAAGATGGACAATTGATTATAGTATTTCATTCTGGTATATCTATTGAATTACCAAAGAATTATGTAGGATTTGTCTATCCACGATCATCAATTTGTAAGAAATCTGTTTCTTTTGCTAACGGAGTTGGCGTAATAGATTCTGGTTATCGTGGTGAAATAATTGCTAAATGCAAAACAAATACAAATGTAGTTCCAATCGTATATAAGGAAGGTGAACGATTTGCACAATTGATTATTACAACATTACCAAATATTACAATGAACGAGTCAGATCAATTAGCTGATTCAGATAGAGGAACTGATGGTTTCGGTTCTACTGATAAACAAAAAAATACTACTAGTACTACAAAGAAATAAGTAATACTAAGGTTTAAATAAAATTTAAGATTATAAAATACCGAAAGGGAGTATCAAGACAGATGCCCCCTTTCAGCATATATGTATATACCGATGTTTAATATACAAGGAAATAAAATAATACTAGATACTGATGAGCTCGCAATTCCACCATTTAAAGACTACTATAACAATAGTAAAGATAAGGATAAGGCTATCAAGGAAATAGAATATGTGATTTGGTTATATAAGTGGGATTCACCATACTTATCTTATGATTCTGCAATACGTTCTAGTATTGTCGGTAAAGATATTATGGGTAACTCAGAATATAAGCCTAGTGATTCCTTACAAGAGTTATCACAGCGTTTTAATTAGTTTTAGTAGACACCATTGACTAGGTTATATTAGGCTAGCGAGGAGGCTCTAGAATGGCTTACATAGACATTATAGAACATACGTAGTGAAGTTGAAAGTGCTAATTTAAACATCGAAGATAAAATGAAAGTAGCCACAAGTATAAGTAGATTAGTCAAAGATGTTGAAGCTAATGCTAAATCAGTTGATTCTGCAAAGAAGAGAGCTATGGCAGAACAAGCAGAATCAGGTAGAATAACTGGTGGTGGCAAATTAGGTTTATATGAACGACCACATAAGAAATAATGATAGATTTTAATAAAATAACAATATATCCTGATAAGTTTAGGAAAGCTGTAATATTTTTTTAGTAGCATGGTGAGTATTGCTTATACCCAGCTGGTACTACTGATTATATTGCATTTTGGGATGAAGAAACTGATCGCTGTTTAAATGGTTATACTGCACCAGATGGTGATTGGATTAGCGGTTATAATTATTTTTATTTGAACTATACGCCAATATACCGTTTGATTAAATCAATGGTTGTTGATAGACATGGTAAAAAACGATTAAAATAGGAACGTGTATAGGATTGGGCATCTTTTTATGATTATGATTATTATTATTTTTTAGCAATATAGGAAGCAGAAGAAAAAGGTTCACATCTATCAGTATTAAAAGCACGTGGCAAAGGGTATTCATTTAAAGGTGCTTCAATGTTGTGCAGAAATTATTTCTTAATAGAAGGTTCTAAATCATATGCAGTAGCATCAGAGAAAGAGTATCTTATGAATGACGGACTATTAAGTAAAGCTTGGGAGATGATGGATTTCATTGACCAACATACAGCGTGGTCAAAAAAGAGATTGGTTGATACACAAATGCATAGACAATCTGGTTATGAAACAACTGATGAACACGGCAATAAAACTAAGGATGGTTATAAATCAGAGATAATCGGTATATCATTAAAGGATAAGCCAGATAGGATACGTGGTAAGCGTGGTAAATTAATATTGTGGGAAGAGGCTGGTACCTTTCCTAATATACTTACTTCGTGGCAAATAGCTAGACCTAGTATTGAAGAAGATGGTTATGCTTATGGTTTAATGATAGCGTATGGTACAGGTGGTGAAGAAGGTGAGGACTTTAGGGGATTACGAGAGTTGTTTTATCATGGCGACGGTTATAATATATTATAGTTACCTAATATTTGGGATGAAAATATGTCTAGTTAGACATGTGGATTCTTTGTACCAACATGGGCTAACATGTCAACTATAGATAAAGCAACAGGTGAACGTTTGTTTATGGATGATTATGGTAATTCATTAAGAGAAAAGACTATAGATTTTATAAATGAAGACCGTAATAAAGTAATTGAAGGAGCTACTGATAATTCTGCGATAGACAGATATATAGCAGAACACCCAATGCGTCCTATGGAAGCTTGCCTAGAAGTATCTGGTAATATATTTCCAAAGAAAGAATTGACTTAGTAGTTAGCATTAGTACGTGGAAATATAAAATTTAAGAATTTCAAATAGGTTGGTGATCTAATTTATGTTAATGGCGAACTATCGTGGCAGCAAAAGAAACATGGGGATATAACATAGTATCCATTACCTAGGGATGTTGATCCTACTGGTAGTATTGTTATATGGGAACATCCTATAAAGGATCCACCAATTGGTTTGTATATAGCAGGTAATGATCCGTATGATCACGATTAGTCATAGACTAATTCATTAGGTGCTACATTCATTTATAAACGATTTTAGAACTTTGAATCATACTATGATATGATAGTAGCTGAGTATACTGGTAGACCAGCTACTGCAGAAGATTATTACGAAAATGTTCGTAAATTATTGTTATATTATAATGCTAGACTATTATATGAAAACCAATGGAAAGGATTGGCTACTTATTTTAAATAGCATCATTGTGATTATTTATTGGCAGATTAGCCAGATATCATAAAAGATATAATTAATGATAGTCATGTTAGTCGTGGTAAAGGAATACATATGACAAAAGAAATCAGACAATACGGTGAAGGTTTGATTAAAGAATGGTTGAATACTGAATATGCGCCTGGTAAAAAGAATTTAACTAGGATATTTAGTGAACCATTACTTGAAGAACTTATTTAGACGAATGGTATAGTAAACGTCGATAGAATAATAGCCTTATGCATGGTTATGATTTATAAAGAGTAGTTATACAATTTAACAGTAAAAAAGAACGAGGAAGAAAATAAACAACGTGAACTATTTGAAGTCCCATTATTTAGTAAGCAATGGTTTGATGAATATAATGAACCCGATTAGCAATTAATTCAAGGATAGGATATACCAGTTTTTACGTTTAATAATAATTAATTTATGAGATATAATTAGTCTGTATTTCCAATATAGAAATTACCAATGTCTGAAAAGGACGAACCTTGGTAGGAAGCATGTATAGATTATGTGATTGGTATGGGTGAAGTTGTTTCAGGTGGAATGACTAGGTCACGTTTTGAAGAACTCCAAATGTATTATAATTTATATAATGGTATATTTGATGAAAGAGATTTAAAGGCTGTTACTAATCCATTTAAAGTTGACGATGGATTTCCTGCTACACCACATGATTTTAACATAATCAGAAATCGTGTTGATTTACTTATTGGTGAAGAAACAAAACGTCCGTTAAATTTTATTGTAACTAGAACAGATGAAGAAGCTACTTCTAGTATGCAAGATAAAACAAAACAGATGGTATTAGACTATGTAATGTAGACTATTACTGCCAAAATGGATCCAAAAGCAGCTGAACAATATTAGTAGAAGATAAAAAGTGGATAGATAATGCCACCAGCAGATATTGCTGATTATATGAAACGTGATTATAAAGATATCGTAGAGAATGTTGGTTATCATACATTAAATTATTTACGTTAGAAACTTAATATTGATCATGAGTATATAAAGGGTTGGAAAGATGCTTTAATTAGTGGTTAGGAAGTATACTATGTTGGTATACTTAATCATGAGCCAATATTAGAAAGAGTAAATCCAATGTATTTTTCATTTGATAAATCACCAGAACTAGAATTTATTGAAGATGGTGATTGGGCTTGTCGTAGAATGCGTTTGGCTTATACGGAAGTATATGATCGATTTTTTGATAAGATGGATGAATAGCAATTAAATAAACTAATAGATCTTATAGGTGGATCACCACAATCATATATGACAGATAAAAGTATGATTGATGATTTTAATCATATTAAAATGCGTATTGTTGATAATCCTACTTATGATTTTAGAGCTCGTAATACAGTAAATGTTTGGCATTGTTGTTGGCGTTCCTTTAAGAAGATAGCATACGTTTATTATAAAGATGAAAATGGTGAAGTATAGTAGACTATAGTTGATGAAAATTATACTAAGAATGGTACAGAGATTGATATAAAATGGGATTGGATAGAAGAAATATGGGAAGGTTATCGTATTGGTCATGAATTATATATTGGCTGTAAGCCATTAGAATATCAACATGTATCTTTAGATAATCCAAATTCATAGAAATTACCATATTGCGGTGTAGTATACAGTAACACTAATAGCGTTCCACGATCATTGGTTAGCATACTTAAGCCATTACAATATATGTATATTATACTTTGGTATAGATTAGAGTTAGCTCTTGCTAGAGACAAAGGTAAGGTCATCAATATGGATGTTACACAGATACCTAAGTCGATGGGTATTGATGTACCAAGATGGTTACATTACTTGAGTTCAGTTGGCGTTAATTTTATTAATCCGTACGAAGAAGGTTGGAATGTTACTGGTAGAGAAGGAGGTAAACCTTCATAGTTTAATCAAGTTGGTACTATGGATACTAGTATGTCACAAGTAATATCACAGTATATTTAGTTAATGACTAAAATAGAGTAGATGGCTAGTGATTTATCTGGTATTTCAGATCAACGTATGGGTTAGATAACACCTAGTGAACTTGTTGGAAATACGCAACAAGCTATCATATCTTCTTCGAATGTAACAGAACCACTTTTTTGGATGCATAATCAATGTAAACGTAATTCATTGAATATGCTATTAAACACAGCAAAAGGTGCTTGGCAATAGAGTGGTAAAAAGAAATTATCGTACATATTTGATGATGTCGAAAGAGCATTTATCGATATTGTACCAGAATTTTATTATTCTGATATGGATGTGTTTGTTTCTGATACTACAAAAGATTTACAAAGAATGGATCAATTAAAACAATTAATACAGCCAGCTATGTAGAATGGTGCTACTTTATTAGAAGCAGCAGAAATATTAACTAGCGATAATATTTAGAATATTAAAGATAAATTACGTAAGATTGTTGATGAACAACAACAAACTGCTGAACAACAACAACAATAGGAAGCATAGCAACAATAGCAATTAGCTCAAATACAAAATCAGTCAAAGGCTCAAGAACTTACAATAAAACAGGCAGAACTAGATTTGCAACGTTATAAAGTAGATCAAGATAATCAGACAAAAATTACAATAGCTGAAATGGAAACATATAATCATCAACAAGATCTTGATCAAAATAATAATGGTATACCGGATCCTATGGAAATAGCTGATAAGGAATTACAACATGAAAAAATAGAGTCTGATAAGTTTACTAAGCAATATGAAATTGATAAGAAAATGTCATTAGAAGATAAAAAACTTGATGTTGAAAAACAAAAGATAACTGCTGCATCATCATTACAAGAATAGAAGGATAATGCTGCGATGGATCGAGAAAAGATGAAAGCGAAAGTAGCGATTGCTAATCCTGTAGTAGGTGAGATAAAAAATAGTAAAACTAAAAAAATAAAGCAGTAATGAATAATAGTGGCATACATATTAAGAAAAAAAATAAAGGAAAATTCACTGCTAGCGCTAAAAGAGCTGGTATGGGAGTATAGGCATATGCCAATAAAGTGCTGAGTGCACCTAAGGGTAAATACAGTGCTTAGCTTAGAAAACGTGCTAATTTTGCACGAAATGCATCTAAGTTTAAACATTAACAGTATTGGATAATATCTACTGATTAAATTTTATAAAAAATGGAAAATATAGACGAAATAAAAAGTCCGCTATCTTTGTTAAATGAAGTTTCTGGGGCTATTTTTAGTGAACACGATAATCCAGATAAGGATATAACTAAAATAACTACTGAAGATGATAAAGATGAAGATGGTGTAACAGATTTAGATCCAAAACCTAAAGATCATGATGAGGAAGAAATTCCTGAACATATTAAAAGTAAATTGGATAAACCCGTAAAAAAAGAAGAATCTGATGACGATTCTAACGATGAAACTGAAGATGAAACCGAAGATACGGAAGATAAAAAACAAAAAGAAGACGACAAAGACAATAATGATGAGCAAGATAAAGACACTGAAAATGATACTGACGATGAAGTTGATGAAGATGAAACAACGGCAGTTTCTAATTTCTTTGATGTATTTGCAGAGGCATTAAATGTTGAAGTCGATGAAGAAAATAAACCAGATTCAATTGAGGCATTAACCGATTGGGTTCGTGATTTAATCGATGAAAATTCTAAACCTACTTATTCATCAGAACAAGTTAAAAACTTGGATGATTATATTAAAAATGGTGGCAAATTTGAAGATTATTATAATCAATTATCAAAAGGTATTGACTATGATAATATCGATATGGAAAATGAAGACAATCAAAAAACTATAATTAAAGAATATTTAAAAAAAGAAGGTTATAGTGATACTCAAATTAATAAAAAAATTAATAGATTCGAAGAAACCGGATTACTTGAAGATGAAGCTAATGATGCTTTAGAAATACTTGACAAAAAAACTAAATAGGAAAATGAGGAAGTATTAAAGAATCAAGAAATTCTTAAACAACAACAAGTAAAGCAGCAAAAAGAATTTTACGATGGTTTAACGAATGATATTAATAATTTACAAGCTGTTAAGGAAATTAAGATACCTAAAGAAGACAGACCTAAATTACTAAATTATTTGTTTAAATCAGATGCCAATGGCGTTACGCAATATCAAAAAGATTGGCAAAAAGATGTAAAAAAGAATCTAATTGAATCTGCATATTTTATGATGAAAGGCGATTAGTTATTAAAATCCGCTTCAAGAAGTGGTGAAACTTCCGCCGTAAAAAAATTAAAACAATCATTTAAAACAGAAAAGGGTAATAGGTCACAAACGACCGTATCCTCAAAACAATCTACACCAGTATTTAAAGCAGCGGCTTCAATACTTGGTAGTATATAATTAATTAAATATAATGGAAAATAATTTTCTAAACAATCTACAGTTATATAGAGGTAAATGGTTCTCAGATTTAGTTGATGAGAACATGCTCTCTAGCGCTTTGTTAACTAGACCTCATGAGGTTGCTAGTGTAATTTCATATGTTTTTGGTGCAAAGGATTCAGATTATGGATCTACAATAGACTTCTTAACAGGTGGTCTTGGTAAAACTATGATAATTGACAATCGCCAATATGAATGGAATGTGTTAATTGATACAGACCGTGCTATTGACATTCGTTGGGCAAAGTGGAATGGTTCTGCAATTACTACAGCAAATGCATCTACAGTTACTCCTGGACTAGGTAATACTCCTATTCTATTAGCTCTTGCAGATAAATGGTTTGGCGCTGGTGCAATAATAGAATTTGATAACAAAGAGTATCAAGTACGTATACAAGGTACACCGTATCAAGATGGTAATGACTGGGTATATACCGTTTTCTTGGCTGATGGTCAAGCTGGTTCTTTTGTACCTGGCGAATACTTGTTGGCAGGTCGTCAAGTATCACGTTTAGGTTCTGCCTATGAAGAATACTCTGATGAAGCCGATATCATAAATTATAACACATAGGTTAAACTTCGTAATCATTTGACTACAGTTCGTTTATCTTATGACATTACTGGTTCTGTATATTCTACAGTATTAGCTATTGCTTTGCAAGATCCAGCAACTGGTAAATCTTCTTATTTGTGGTCTGATTATCAAGAGTGGAAAGCTATGCGCGAATGGAATAAACGTATGGAACGTCAATTAATATATTCTAAATATAATGCTAATCCAGATGGTACTACATCTTTGGTTGGTAGTAACGGTCGTCCTGTATATATTGGAGCTGGTTTATTACAACAAATTTGTCCTGCAAATCGTAGATATTACACTAAGTTGACAACTGAATTACTTGAGGATTTCTTATTTGATCTTTCTTATAATATATTGGGTGTTGGTGAACGTAAATTCGTAGCACTTACAGGTGAAATGGGTATGCGTGAATTTGATCGTGTATTGAAAGAGAAAGTAGCTAATTTTACAATTGTTGATACTAAATTTATAACAGGTGCTGGTCAAGAATTGACACTTGGTGGACAGTTTACTACTTATAAAATGACGAATGGTATAGAATTGACTCTTAAACATTGTCCTCTTTATGATAATATCGTTTATAATCGTCAGTTACATCCTATTACTGGTAAACCACTAGAATCTTATAGATTTACATTCTTGGATTTTGGTTCTCGTGATGGTCAACCTAATATCGTAAAAGTTGTACGTAAGGGACGTGAATTCGTTCAATGGTATACTGGTGGATCTGTAGCTCCGGGTGCTGGTTATTCAAATGCTATTACGACAATGCGTTCTAACGCTCGTGATGGGTATCAAGTTCATTTCTTGGGTGAAGTAGGTATTATGGTTCGTGATCCGCGTGCTTGTGGTGAACTGATCTGTGATGCTACTGAGTCTACTGATAATGAAGCAGCATAATAATAATTAAAAATAATAATCTACACAGTGTGCGGCTAAACACCGCACAGACTGATAGATAACAAATAATCTATCGTTAAGATATGGAAGTAACTTTAAGAAAAAAAGGTCTTGACTCATGGTCAAAGATATTAAAATATTAGAATTGTTTCGATTATATTTCTCCTTATTGGACTAGATCTGGAAGCATATACACTGGTTTAACTAGTGAAGACGAGAGACGTCTTGAAAAACAACTTGGTTTTGAAGAAGGTAAATTAAGTAAGGGTAGTCCTTATTGGGATACATTCTGTGTAAAACTTGGTTCTAAACCAATAATTTTTCATGTTGGTGAAGGTAATCCTTGGGATGATATGCAATACTAGTTTTTAAAAGGACATAAGCGAGTAGCTACATCACTAAGTGATATTAAACCTGGTACTGACTATGTTCTTATAAATAGTGAAGCAGAAGCTGAACAAAATAATTTGGCAAATCGTATTAAACGTGATGCTATTAAAGAGTTCGATAAACTATCAATGGTTGATATGCGTAAATGTCTTAGACTGTATGGCTATAAATCAGATACGATGTCGGAAGATCTTGTAGAATCAAAATTATTTAGTTCAATAGAACATGACCCAGCATCATTTTTTGATAAATGGGTTAATAACAAAAATAAGAATACTGAATTTATTATAGCACAAGCTATAAGTAAGAATGTTATTAGAAAGAATAAAAACATTTATTATTATGGTACTGATGTTATAGGTAAATCATTAAGTGACACTGTTGAATACCTGGATGAACCTAAAAATCAAGATTTAAGAATGACTATTATGAAAGAAATAGATATAAAGTAATAGTCACAATAATATAAAATAATAACAATGACAACACAAGACTTATGCAGTCTCTTTAGAGTATCTATGGATAAGGTTAACATAACTTCATATCCAGACTTTACTAATTCTGAAATATGTATATTTTTGAATCAAGGGCTTTTGTCATTAATAAATACTAAATTCACAGGTGATAATACACGTAAGGTAGCATTTGAAGGTGATGTTAAACGAATAGCTGATTTACAAAAATTGATTACAACGTCAAATGTTGCTGTTACTGTATCTGCATCTAATATATAGAATGCCTTTTATATACAATTGCCAAATAATTTTATGTTATTCGTAACAGGTATTGTAGGTTATAATAATACATTTTATCCTATGTTGTTAGTTACTCATGAAAAAGCTAAATCCTTTGAATGCACTCCTTACAATAAACCATGGATAAAATATCCAATTTCATATATTGAAAACGGGTAGTTGTTTGTAATTTATGACAATAATATAATAACAAACATTGCTAATACTAGTATTTATTTGACATATGTTACTAATCCTAATACAATAAATGCTTCTAGTTTAACTGATATTTTTTAGTTTAATGATAGTGTTGCTTATGAATTAATTAATATGGCTGTTTTAATTGCACTAGAAAATATTGAATCACAGCGTATGCAAACTAAAAGTCAATTTATAAATACTCAAGAATAATGGATGCTAGACAAATGTAGGTTGAGTTTGAACGTTTAGTTCAACTCGCAAATCCTGATTTTATAATAAACAATAAGATAGATTCTGATACAATATTTTATTTTTTAAATGCTTATCAAGAAAGATATTTAAAAGAGAACTATATTAGTTTAGATTCTACCAAAAATAGTGTAGAGACACTACATAAAAACTTAGATGCATTCAAGGCATTGATAGTAACAACTACATTAAAAAACGGTTATACATTACCGGATTATAATTATGCAAAAAGATTTTAGTTACCAAACAATGATAATAGTAAATTCTTTTTATACTTAAGATCAGAAAGTGATGTAACTGGTACATATATGAATTTTAGTGGTACAACCACTTAGTATAATATTGATATAAATAGTGCAGTTAGTATAGTCGGCTTAACAATAAGCGGATTAACTTTTACATATGCTGATTTTAATGCTGTATTACCTGGTTATGTTATTCCGTCTACTTATAATGGTACTACAGAAGGACCTATGTATGATAATGTGAATAACAAAATAGTATTTTTCTATCAAGGTAAAATGTATTATAAGTGGGAAGCAAATTCTAGTTTTAAACAGTATACTGCCTATGTTAATATTGATACTACAAAGGATAATACTAATTTAGCTACTGTTAATAAAACAATATCTGGTTAGATATATAAGTATTTAACTCAATATTATGATTCAAACATGTCTGTTTTAGCGGTTAATCAATCTGTTACGAATAAATTAGTAAAAGTACCGAACAAGTTAATAAGTTAGGATGATGTTGAAAAAGTATTGGTTAGTTATTATAATCAACCAATATTAAGATAGCCATGCGCTGTTTTAGATGCTGATTCTGCTAAAAACAATTATATAACATTGTATACAGATACATATACTATTGTACAAGATTGCGTTATCACTTATATTAGGAAGCCACGCACATTTAATGTAATAAATCCAAACAATGATACAACAATAGTAGACCAATGTGAATTGGCTGAAAATGTACATTAGGAAATAGTTGAAGGTGCTGTTAATATGTTTATAACAGAAGGCGCATATAGATTATCAGTAAAACAAGATGATAATCAACAACAAAACAATAATCAATAATTATGACAAATATAGATTTACAATATGCATTTGAATTAGAGGCTGCTAATATTGATAATGTTACTACTGACAAATTAATAAGTTCTGATATAGTTTATTGGCTCAACCAAGCTGTAGATAAGTTTATTAAAACTCGGTATGATGGTAATAATTCTAATTAGACTTCTTTTGAATAGAATGAGAAGCGTACTAGAGATCTTGTTAATCTATTAACTACTGTATCGTTAAATCTAAGTGGTATAGAATATAAAACTACTTATACTCAATATAACATAACATATCCTGCTGATCTATTATTTGTATTAGATGAAAATGTAATAATTTATCCAAACAATGATATTTCAGATAAAAGTGTTAGTGATGTATTTGAATGTACTTTGGATAATTATATGGGTAGAATTACTAATAGTTTAACTGATTTTCATATGCATAATGGATCTGCTAGACCATTACGTGTTCATACATCAAATGGTTGTTTACTGTTAACAGATGGTACATATTCAATATCTGAGTATGACATTACTTATATTAGAAAACCTAATAAAGTGTCATTGTCAAATCCATTTGCTGATTATACTGATTTTTCAGATAATATATTAAATGAAATAGTTAAGTTAGCTGTTGCTATGTATATCGAAAACTCTAAGAATTCTAGATATCAAACAATAGAAAACGAAATTAACACAATGGAGTAAACCATTTTAAATCAGTCTAGCTTAGAAATATTATAGAATAAAGTAGTTAGACTTAAAATAAAATTAAATAATTATGTTACAACATGTAAATTCGGTCCTAGTTGGTGGTCAACAACCTTCAACTGTTGGATCTCTTAGTACTGCTGGTAATATTGTAATGGTTGATAATACCGGAGCTATAATTACTACAGTAAATGCTGCTACAGCAGCTGACAAAATGAAGTTGGGTTTGGTTAGTTCTACTACATAGAATTATACTAATCCTGCAACTGGCACAACAAGTTCTGTTAATCTAGTACAGTATACACCGCTTATATCTAAAGAAGATATAAAGAATTACGATGCATTCGTTTATTCTGCTCCCTATGAAGATATAGTTAATATTAGTGGTGCATCGGCAGTAGCTGTTACTGGTTATCGTTATGTTTTACGTATAATCTATAGAGATTTATACGAGCATCCAGGACAATTCACGCACACATACGAAGCTTTCGCTACGACATCTAGTATGTCTGATTTGTTTACTGCTTTTATGATTCAGATAAACAAAGATACACGTAGACGTTGTACAGCATCTGTATCAAATTCTATATTGACTCTTACTGCTCTTGCAAAAGATGATAACAATGGTAAAGAATCAATAAACATTTATACTAGAGTAAATATGACAGCTGTCATGTACTACACTAATCCAAATGCTGCAGGTTTTGCTTCAAAAAATAAGTATGCTGTTGATAATCTTGTAATTGCCAAAACCCCAGGATCTGACGGTAAAGGTTATAACAAGATAATTAGAGATCGTGAACAAGCAGCTCTTGGTTATCGTGGAATTACATTCCGTACATGGTGGCCTATAATTAAACCTGAATTAAATGTAGATCTTACAAAGAACTACGATGGCGCTATTATAGAGTTTGAACCTGTACATGCTACAGCAGAAGACGATTTCAGAAAAACAAAGCAAACTGTTGAGGTTTATGTTGACAATACAACCGCTTTAGCTAGCAGTATGATTGGACAACAAATCGCAGCTTTCTGTGCTTAATATTAATTAAACATTAAAACTAAGGTGAGCTTGGAGTTTAAACGGTTCCTTACTCACCTTTTTTACTATAATAAACAATGAAAATACGAATAGGTAACGATGTAAAAATGATATGTACTTTAAAGCAAGGTATTACTACTGTGGATTTAAGTAAAGTGTAGAATTTTATTGCTAAAATATCTTTAAATAATGGTGATGACTTAGATTCAACAACTACTAAAATAAATGATTATATTTCTCCTGGAGAATATACTTATAATTTCTTTTAGTACAAAGCTCCTTATTATTTGAATGTTAGCGGAGCTACAATATATATATATTTTCCAGCATCAGAACAAATATATTTAGGAAATTATAATTTATTAGTAACATATGAAATGTAGTCTGATACCGATAGTACAGTAGAAAATAATTATACAGTAGACGCTGAAAATGTATTTACTTTGGTAAAAAATACGAAAACATCAACAGACGCTGGTGATATGACAATAACTTTTGATAATACAAACTAGGCATTCCCATATACTTTTGATTTAATATTAAGTTAATATGAATGATATAATAAGTATAACTACAAAAAAGACAGGAGACGAATTATCAGCTTCTGAATTTAACAATGTCGTTTCTTCTATAAATACGACATATCAAGATATAACAAATAATAAATATGTTACAGTATCGCCATCAAAAAACATATTTACTATAAACTTTTAGAGCACTCCATTTGCTGAAATAACACTTAGTAGTGGCTATTCTGTCTATAATTTAGTTATAACTAATTATTCAGAAGGATCTTGTGGAAAAATAATAGTAAATCAAACTGGATTCAAAACATTAGTAGCTGAAGGAATAATTGGTAGCATAGATCTTACTATAGCTGAAGGTACTTCGTCGTTAATTACATATTATGTTCGCAATGGATCTATATATGCATATACAACTACAATTGTTTCTGATGGAAATGCGTATATACCAACTAAAATAAATGATTTATATATTGTATATTCTAATCTAAATATGTGTACAATAACATGGGCATCTCCTAAATCTGGTGTTTCTGGTATTCCTGTTACTGATTATGATATACGTTATAGTAATTCACTTTTGGATGATGTTGATAGTTCTTGGAGTTCATTGACTAGAGTAACAAATGATATAACTCCAGCAACAGTAGGTAATACAGAAAAATTTACATTAGTTAATTTAAAATCAAATCAAGATTATTACGTTTATATCAAATCAAACAAAATAACAAACAATGTAACATATACATCGGACGCTTCAAATTATGTTTATTTTCAAACATCTGGTACAACCGACAATACTTCTTATTATTAGATACCGTTATCTACAAGTAATATAGTTGATATGACATAGTTAGATGGTACTGATGATGATGGAAATTCTGTTGTTGGTACGGCTTTATTAATAGATGAAGCAGATAAAACTGTATATTTAAATAATGGTTATCCTGACACTACTAGTAATGGTTCATATTCTACGTATTGGTCTCCGAATGAATATTCACGTCCTCACATTTTTTATAATTTAATTTTTGATTTAAAATCTATATTTAAATTAGATAAAATGTATATAACTGGTGGCAATAAAGGCAGATTCAGGGTGTATGCTACAGAAAAAATTGGTGGAACATGGCAGTTAATATAGGATTGTTCCGTATATTTTAAAGATTGGATTATAGTAGATTTTCAAGGCGGAAACTATCGTTTGTTTAAAATTGCATATGATACAATATATTCAAGTGGCGATGGTACATATAGTTGGCCAGATGATAGTGATTATAATGGTGATATATGTCCAATAGCAAATATATTATTATATGGAAACGCTAATGGTTCAAACATATCTAAAAATAAATTATTACCGCAAAAAAGGAAAGCTTGGCAGCAAAAGACAGTAGATTAGTTTTTTTGTGTAAATGGCCATTTGTATTAGTAGGGTAGACTACATTCTTTAGTATCCGGTGAAAAAGTAAGACTTTATGTACATTATGGTCAATTCTGTGCTTAGGATATTAGTGGAAATTTGATAACTACTTCATTTAATGATCTTTCCGATGTTAAATTTAAATTCAACGATATACCATGGATTACTGGTAACAATGGTACTGGCGAAGGACTAACTGCACATTTATAGAATCATTGGAAAAAATATGGGTTAAAACCATATTTAACTAATACTGGTGTACCTGACTATTTTTCATATTCGAATGGCGATAGAGCACGAATGGTAGATGACATATGGTTACCAAATACATGGCGTCCTATGCCAAAAAAACAATTAGATGGTTTTATACCATACTATAAGATAACAGAAAATCCATAGCATTACGGTACAATAGCAAAAATGTGTTATGGTTTAGCTGCAAAATATGGTAGTATAACTGTATCTGCAACCAATATACCGTTATATATAAAAACGACAAATAGCTCTGATGAGAACACGGCATCTGGATTAGATTTAATAAGCGGAATAGAACCTGGAAATGAAATGGATTAGACATGGTCTGAATGGATTGGATATATGAATGATTCCGAACATTTTGCATTAGTTTGTGGAATTTACGATGGTAATAGTAGTGCAATATTAGGTTCAGATAATATAAACAACTATGGTGTAAAGAATGCGGATTCTAATTTATTAGTAATAGATCCTGGTACTGCTAGTATAGAACCTTAGCACATGTTTGATTATTATTAGTAGACTATCAACCTAAGACCAAATAAGGATGTCCCACTTGATGTTTTTAATTTTCACATGTATCTT